TAATATTAAGAGATTATAAAAAAGTATTAGATACAATACCTTATTTTAAGTTTTTTGTTGATTCTGATAAATTCAATATATAATTTTTATATATACATAAATAGAAAAAATATTTAACCTATGATAAGTAAAGAACTTCGTTATTCGGAATTAAAATTTAATGGTAAAATTTTCACTGAACAGTGGAAAATTGATGAGATTTTAATTGATAATAAATTCAATTGGATGGTTAATGCAGAAATAAAAAATGCTAGACTTGAAATTTTTCAAGATACATTAGTTTGGAATGCTGGTATTTGGTATAATGGTGATTGGTATTTTGGAGTTTGGAGAGATGGTGAGTGGAGATATGGTAATTGGCAAAATGGAGTATGGTATAATGGAGTATGGAGAAATGGAATTTTTAAATCAGGAATTATATACAAAGGAAATTTTTTTAAAGGAAAAATAGAAGGAGGAGAAATACGTGGTGGTAATTTCATAGATGTTGAAATATCTCCAAATGTAGTTGAATATACTGGTGATGAATATCAAGTAAAAAAACAAGAAGAACAAGAAAATAAACAAGTTGCAACAGCGCAAGCACAACCTATAACACAATCTCAGCCTAATGTAACAGATAAAGTTAAAGTTCATAGTTCACAAGCAGAAGTTACACAACCTATTCAACCAAAAAAAGAAAGTATAAAATATAAAATATCAAGAGTGAAAAATTTTGAATCATTCTCAAAAAATAATTAAATAAAATGAATAAAACAACTTTAAATTTTGATGATTTCATAACTGAAAAACATCATGACAAAGAAGATAAAATTGATACCATTACAATGGATGTTCCATTATTTATTCGTATGCTTGAATTTGCAAAAGAAGATGCTAAAACTGATATGGATTTACATAAAGCAACAGAAATCGCGCTTAAAATTTCAAAAAAAGAAGGTAAATTATCTATGGATAATTATTATAAAATCGTAAGTGAATGCGGTCAAGAAGAAGGTAAAGAAGATGATAAGAAAGATGATAAAAAAGACAAAGACGATAAAGACGATAAAAAAGATAAATGAAAATGAAAAAAACTTTAAAATTTGATGCTTTTTTAAATGAAACATTATCAACTATTCCAGGTTCAAAAAACTCATCATCAGATAAACAGATTCTAAGAGCAGCAATTTTAGCGGAGCTAGATACTATCAACTTATATGAGCAAATGGCTGACGAAGCTAACGATAGAAAAATTAAAGATACGTTACTAGATGTGTCTAGAGAGGAGAAGGTTCATATCGGTGAATTTCAAACCTTACTAAAAGAAATTGATGAAGAATATGCTGAGGAATTGAAAAATGGTAAAAAAGAAGTAAAAAACAAAGAATAAAATATAAATAAAATGAGTATACCTTTAAATTGTGATCATCTTTTAAATAAGTCACTTGATATTATATCAGCAAATTATAAAAATATATCAGATGAACAATTTTCAAATAATTCAAATCTATCTGATTTTAATTTTATTGATATCGTTTATATTTATGCTCTTACAGATAACGAAAATACTGTAAGATACGTTGGCAAAACAAATAATCCTCACAAAAGAAGATTAAAACATATATCTGATGCTAAAAATTTAGTCGGAAATAGACATAAATGTAATTGGATTAGAAAGGTGATAAAATCTGGAAATTCTATAAATATTAAAATATTAGAAACTTGTAAAGAGGAAGATTGGATTAATAGAGAAAAATTTTGGATTTCTCAATTTAAAAATTTAGTTAATATATCTGAAGGAGGAGAAAGTGGAGGAAATAAAAAATATCACAAAACATTTAAATATGTAAAAAATTGGGTTAATAAAAATATTCCAGATCTTAAAATAAAAGAAGATTGGTTAGAATATATAAAAAATAATACGTTACCTAAATTTATACCTAAACACCCGTATACAGCATATAAATGTAAAGGTTGGATTTCTTGGGGTGATTTTTTAAATAATGGAAAAGAAACATTCTTGGATTATATTAATTGCAAAATATGGATTAAAAATAATTATCCAAATATAACAACTCAAAAAACTTGGAGACAAAATAAACATTTATTTCCAGGATTCATTCCAAAAAGACCAGATTCTACATATAGTAAATCTGGTTGGATATCTTGGAAATCATTTTATCAAAAAGAATTTATGTCATATGATGATTGTAAAAAATGGTTAAATTATAATTATCCAAAGATTAATACTAGGAATTATTTCGATATTTTTAGCAAATCATCAGATAGACCTTTAAATATACCGAGTTGTCCATATATTGTATATAAAGATAATGGATGGATATCTTGGTCAAAATTTCTTAGATAAAAAGAAACAAAAATACAAAAAAAATAATATGAAAAAATTAAAAACATTTGAATCATATGTAGATGACGCAGAAGAATCTGGATTATATGATGATATGAGTGAGCTTCTTGATAAAGCTAATATTCTTATATGTAATTATAAAGGTATTAATCCAGAAGAAAATAATGACGCATCAGATCCAGAAGAAACAAATGATTCATTAGCTAAAATTGCTACGCCAGAAGCAATTAATTTAATTAAAGAAATAAATGATAAATCTACTGAAATCGATGAGATGGAATCAGAATCATATTATAATGAAGACGATGAATTATCTGAATCTGTAGGTGATTTAGAAGATAGTTTCGTTAAAATTAATATAGATGAAACTGATTTAGAAGATTCAGATAGAAAAAAATCTGGTAAATTGAATCAAAAAACTGGTAATATTATTATTGAAAATCCAAGTAAGACAGATGAGTATAACGCAAAAATGAGATTAGGTGGAGAAGTTATTGTTGATCCTAAATTTCCTGAAAAATCTATACATCACGTAAAAAGTTTTAATGATTTTCATTAATAGAACCATGTAAATGAAATATATAATATAATGGGATATATTTATTTATTAGAATCATCTAATGATGATGGTATAATTTACAAAATTGGTTATACAAAAAATTCAGTCCAAAAAAGAATTAATTCATTACAAACAGGCAATCCTTTTTTAATAAAGGAATTGTGCTGCTTTCAAACGAAATATAATCAAAGATTAGAAAAAAGTCTACACAATTTCTATTCTCATTGTAGATTAAATGGTGAATGGTTCAAATTAAATATATCGGAGATTAATAATTTCATTACGTTATGTAATAAATTAGAAAATAATTTTGAAAATCTACAAAATAATCATTTTATTTCAAAAATGTTTTGATATATCAAATAAAAATACTATCTTTGTACTCAATTCTAAAACAAATTATGTTTTTAAACATATAATAATAGTATAATAAGGATCATTAGCCAAGTCGTTACGGCATCTGGCTCATAACCAGAAGATCGTTGGTTCGATTCCAACATGATCCACAATCATAAATTTTTATGATTATAATAAAATAATAAATAAATAAAGATGAAAAAAGTAATTTTAATGATCGCAGTTATTGCTGCTTTTACATTTGCTTCTTGTACTCCAAAGAGTGCAAAATCTACAACTCCTGCTCAGGATTCAATTTCTGCTGTTGATTCAGCTAGTGTTGATACAGTAGCAGTTGATACTGTAGTAGCAAAGTAACAAATTTGTAAATAATTTGCGAAAATAAAAAAATCTGTATTTTTTAATACAGATTTTTTTATTTTCTATAAACTTGTAATATTTTTTGTACTATTATTGATAACTCAGTTGTTGAATATATAGGAGAAAAAATATATGAATACAATAATGGCATTTATTTTAGGAATGTTGTCAGTTATAGTTTTTGCAGCGATTGTAATGGGTGTAATTGCATTTTTTAGGGTAATAAAAATGAATAAGAAAATTATTGAATTAGAAACAAATATGACAAATAATGTTGGTGAAATATATGATAATATGCAAATACAATCGACTGATTTATCTAATATGATTTCTAAGTTAGAAAAATCTACAGAAAATAATTTTAGTGAAACACACAATATTATTAATAATAATGTAGAGACATTAAATAATGAAATTTCACAATTATCTAGTGAAATTTATCGTACAATGGATTCAAGATTCAATAAATTTGAGAATAAAGTTGATAGCGAAAGAGAAACTGTTTATAGAACAATGGATTCAAGATTTGCTAATGTTGAAAATAAAATTAATAGTGAAAATGTATCTATTAATAGAAATATTGAGTTTAGATTTAATGAACTTGATAAAAAATCAAAAGGTGAATAACCTTTATAAAAATAATAAAAATTCAACAACCGAGTTAATAAAAAATCATCAATTTTTAATTGATGATTTTTTGTTTTTATATTTTCTATTATTGTAAGGCGTGATAATTTTATTATGTGAAAATGTGAAATTTTTAAGTTTTTTAGTAAGTTGTTTTCTTGGATTAAACATCTTCATTAATTCTTTCATGATACTCTTATCAATTTCTTTTGATAGTTCTAAGCTAAAAATTTCTGAAACATCTGCTATAGTTGAATGATTAACTATATCATTAATTTTATTATATAATTTTACATTATCAATAGATAATATTTTTATTTTTCTTGTAATTTTATCAGTAGTAGAATAATAGATATTAGGAAAATCAGTAAAATATATATAAAAATGACTTTCTATAAATTTTATTTCTGATTTTCTATTTGCTGTATATTTATATAAGTTATTCATTTAGTTATTTAGTTATTTTCCAGTTGTTCCAAATCCGCCTCTATTTTCGGAATTCAAATCATCAACATAAATAATATTAATACCATTTGAGAAAAGCCATTTTAATTTTACCCAAAATGGTGCAAACATTGTTGGCTTGATTTCAAATTGACAAATTCTTTCACTTTCATTAATTGTAATATCATCCATAGCTAATGCTGCAAATTTCCATCTATCGTTATTACCAGAATATCCAGATTCTTTTTTTGTTGGACCATCAACAACTCCATAGTGATTTGTTTGTAATAGTTTAAAGTTTTTATATGTACCAGATCTTGGTACTATATTACCTTGATAATATTTAGGTAGTTTCATAGAAACTCCTAAATCAAGTAATTTAAAATCGAATTTTTTAAGCGTTGTAGTTTCAGACACTCTTAAATCTATCCAGTTTCCAAATGAAACCAATTCACAATTTTCATTGTGCAATTTAACGTATATTTTTATTTTCATTATATTTTTAATTTTTTTAATTTAATTTTTCTATTATTTTAATTTTCAAATTTAACTATTTTATAATCTTTCAAATTTATATTATCAGTAGATGGATTTTTATAATTCATAGAAAATTGCGGATGCACATTTATCCTGTATGCAATTTCAGCTTCATCTTTAGTTTTAACGAACCATAATGGTGAATATATACATGTAGTGAAAAAATATTCCTGTCCAAATTCAGAATCACCATTTTTTAAATCACATCTGATAATTTCGTTAGTTTCTTTGTTTATAAATGTCCAAGCTTCCATATATTTCTATTATTTTTTTTTCTAATTCTTCATCAAATATCAAATCATCAAATTTAAATTTTAATACGTTTGAATTATAATTTTTTAAATTATCTAAATATGTTTTAATTTTATTATCTGATTGATTTTTAAGAATAACTCCAGTAATATCATTTGATGTGAACGCGTATAATTTTTCAGTTGTAACTAATCCATTCCAAATATGTATAGCATCCTTTGAACTGTATTTATTTGTAGTTATAAATCCTACTTTATCTATTACAAATAAATATAATTTATATCCTAAACTAATACCTCTCAATAAATCTGGAATTCCTTTTTTAAAATCTATTAAATTTAGATTATTTATATCATAAGAAAATTCAAATTGTAAATCTGTTGATATTTTAGTTTCTAAATCTTTATTAATTTTATTAATTTTATCAATAAATATATTATCTGGTGTTATACAAAAATCATAAGATTTATCATTATAGTTAAAGTTGGATATATCATATTCAATCAATTCAATTAATGATAATCTATAATTTTCAGCATCTTCTACATAATCACTTAATCTTCTTTTTAAATATGTTCTTTCAGTTTTTTTTAAATCAGCTAACACATTTTTAGTGAAAGCTTCAAATTGTTTTATATAACTCATTATTTAATTATTTTATCTTATGAATTCCAATAATCATCATCATTTTTTATGTCTACTATTTTAACTTCATTTATAACTTGATTAAATTTTGGATCCAAATCTACTTGATTTGAAATTAGTTTATCTGCGAATTCTTTAAAAATTTTAAATTTATTATTTGAATCCATATCGGTTAATTTAATAAAAGTTTTAGGATCATAATTTAAAATCAATAATTCTGTACCTTTTGTATCTTTTGTTTCAGAAAAACTTGCAGATGAACGAAAGAAATCTTTTTGTAACCAAATATATTCATCTTTAGGTAAATATTTGGATAATTCTGGAAAATCGTAGTAAGATAATGCCCAACGGGATTTTGTTGTTTTTAAAAGTTCTAATAGTCTAATATGAGTTTTTTGATTGAAACTATCTTTTACTCCATACCATGAGGCTCTTTTTCCAGTGTCATTGCCATCTTCATCATTACTGAAGTATGGTGGATCTAAATAAAAAAATGTATCTTTTGAATCATACATATTTATCAATTCTTCAAAATCTAAGCTATGAACGTTTGTTATTTTAGATAATTTATTTTGATATTCTTTTTTCTTTAATTTATTTATTAATGCATATAATTTAATTTTATTAGTGCCACCTATACCACTATATCCCCCACTTCTAGGGTAAACACCGTTAAACGTTGAAGTTAATAAAAATGCATATTTTACTCCAGCATCAAAATCTGGTATATTTGTTGGTGGATTATCTAAAAAATTAGTTTCACTCTTATCATGTTTATATGAGTAAAATATATCTTTATGAAATTTTTTATATTCTTCTCCAGTTTTATCTGTTTTTAAAAATCCATTATTTATTTCATCCTCTATATGAGATAAAAAAGTTTTGTGCTCTTTTAAGCATGCAAATAAATTTGCCATATGTTTATTGTAATCATTATAAATTATATTTTCAACGTGCGAATAGTCCAATTTAGGACTAGTATATACCCACATAGCGCCACTAAATGGTTCAGAAAATGTTTTTATGTCTTTTGGTATGTAGTTGTATATCCAGCCGGCCATACGGCTTTTTGCCCCGAAATATGAAATCATTTTTTTGTTATTATTTTTATTTATTTAGTCTAATCTTTTGCCTTTGTTTAAATTTCCTTCATAAAAAACTTCATCAATTATTCTACTTGTTGCCCACATAGGGTTTAAATTTGTTAATGCATTTACAATAGATGGTAAGTCAGTTGATTCAAATGTAGCTATACTACGAACATGATCTATGTGCCATTCTCCATAGTTATCCCAACTCATACCTATTGTAAATTTGGATTCAATGTTCATTTTAAATTCTTCTGCTGAATAACCTAATATATTTATTGTTTTATCATATTTTGTAGTATTAAAATACGAAAATGTTCTTTTTAAAACAGCTCTCCACGCATATCTATATTTATTTTTATTGTAATTCTCATTATATCTTTTTCTACTTCTTTCTTTATTTTTCTGTTGGTATTCTTTACGTTTTATTTTATATTTTTCTGATTGTCTTCTTTTATTTGCTTTTTTTAAAATTTCCTCTTTATTTAATTTATAATATTCTCTTCTTTCTTGTGCTAATCTTTCTTTATCTTTTTCATATTTTTCTTTATCTTTTTCATATTTTTCTTTATTTTTTTCTTTAATTTTTTCTCTAAATTCATCATTCAACATATCTTTATGATATTTTAATTTTTGTTTCTCTCTATATTCTTCTTTACTTTGTTTAACTTTTTTTATTTTTGGTTCAAATGTAATAACTATTTTTTTACATTTTTTAATTATAGTTAAAATTTTTTTAATATTCTTATCTAATTCAATAATCTTTTTTCTGTTCTTTGAATTAATATCACTTGGTTTAATTATTTTTTCTTTTTTCTTTTTTTTATAATAAATCTTTCTATCAATTTTTAATTTTTCTTTATTTTTAATTCTATATTTTTTTGCGTTTATCCTTAATTGTTCTCTATTTTCTTTTTTATATTTATTTCTACATTCTTTACAAGAATCAGTAAATCCATCCTTACTATACTTATCTTTTGAAAATTCTTCAAGTTCTTTTTCTTCCCCACATTTTTTACATATTTTTTTCATTAGTCATAATATTCTTTTTTATCAATAGCTTTATGCTCAATAAGATCTGAATATATTAGATATTCAATATATTTTGATATATTGTTGATATTATTGTTCAGATATTCTCTGATATTTTCACTTAAGCACACTGATAATTTTTCTTTTGTCGTTATTTTTTTCATATATTATTTATTCTTTAAGGGTATATATAAATAAAGTAAGGTTATGTTTTGATATTTAATAAATTATTTTAAACAAAAAAATAGATTTTTATTATAAATAATAAAAATCTATTATGTCATTTGAAAAATTTAAAATAAAATCAAATAAAAAATCTATTGGTATAACATTAGATATAGAAATAAATAAAAATTTAGATAAATATTTAGAAAAAATTAAAATGAGTAAATCTGAATATATTGAATATTTAATAGAAAAAGATATAAAAAAAGCTGATTAAATATCAGCTTTTTTGTTTAATTTTTCAAGTTTTTTCTTTCTAATTAATATATTAACATATCTTTGATGTTCTTGAGAACCATGTCATTCATTAAATGATAATTTATTATCAAAATCTATGATATAAATAGTATCATCATTATCTTCTTCATTATATTGTGAATCACTAAAATATTTTCTGTAAGCTTTAATATCAACTGCAAGTTTTTCCGCATTTTATAAAGGCATTCCGTAGTCTATCATATATTAGTTTTCACATCTTCTTTACCCCATTCACTTTCAAATTGAGTTCTCATTTCTTCATATTTTCCGTACATTTCTTTGAATCTATTAGTATCTTCAATTGAAATAATTTTACAACTAAAAAAACATGGATATCCATTAACACTTCTTGGTCCTGCTTGACTATAGCTTTCATAAAGCATACCTATTGTTCTTAAATATTCTTCACGTTTGTGAGTATTATTTTTATATTCAGTACATTCATCCAGATAGTTAAGTTTATTTTTTCTATCAATTTTTATTTTTCCTGTTAAATCAGGAATAGTTGGAGCAGATCCTAAAAATATAAAAGGCATAAAAATCATCATCAAGTCACTTTGGCTACATTGAAGAGATGTGAATATTTTACAATCAAATACATTTTTAACGAGTTCTTTAAGTTCATCGTTAGTCATTTTATGATGTTCCCAGTTTGTCATTATTTTCTTATTATGTTATTTTTTACGTTAAGAATAGAATTATTATCAACTGTCCAATATTCATCATTAGAGTCAGAATTTCTAATATGTAAATATTCTAAGCCAGATGTGTACAATTCTTTATTTGTTTCTGAATTGAATCCTGATAATACAGCTGAATTTGAACCAGCATCAAGAGATTCTTCACAAGCTTCTTGCATAGCATCTAAAATCAAATCTACATTACAGTCATTGATAACATCATTTTTCAATATGATTGAATTTAGATGTTTTTCAAGAATTGTTCTTAAATTAATTTTTTCCATTTTTAGTTTTTTTAATGATTAAAATAAATTTTCTGGATCTTCTTTTTTTAACATATTTAATTTTCTATACCTTATCTCTTGCTCAAAATTATATAAATATTCATCTATTCTTTCTTTACCATACATAGTTTTAAAAGATGTTTCTCTTTTTTTCATTTGTGATAATGCGTTACATAAATGATTATTTTTCATATTTATTATTTTTCTAGATATACCATTTGCTGTAATCCATTCTAAATTTTTATCTCTCATTATAAACCACTGATATATTTTTAAGTTTTTCTAAAACTTCTTTTTCATCTTTAAATTTTTCTATCCAATCATTCAAATCACAATTATTATATACTATGCTACATGTAGCTGTCATCTCAATTTGATCAATAAATACTTCTTTATAATATTTATCATTTTTTTGTGTATTATCAGAAAAATAATTGTTATATGTTCTATCTATTATTTCTTTATTTTCTGAGTCTTGATATTCTTTTATTCTATCTTTTTTCATATGCTTTCAATTTTTCTAATTTTTCTTTTCTTTTCATTTCTATATAATTACACGTGAATGAATTTCTATTATTAACATATTTAAGATTTGAGCAAAATTCACAATCATGGGTACAATAGAGGCTACTAATTTTGACTCCTTTCAAATGATGGCAATCATTTAATGTACCAAATGTATAAACATCATAATATTCTTTCATTTTAATATTTTATATTTAAGTCTATTAAGTCTTTTGATTTTTCTTTTTCTAGCATCTTTTAATGTATATTTATAGGATGATTTATAAAAAAATATTACAATAATATAGTCAGTAAATTCTTTAGCAATTATTCTAAATACAAGAAAAAATAAAAAAGTTCTAAAAATATTAAATAATGTAAATGTTTCTCCTATATAACTAATACATATAATACCTAAAAATATAATCAAAGGTAATATAATATATAATCTACTTCTAATGTGATCTTTTTTACTATTTCTTACTTTACAATTATTGATAATTTTTTTATCAACAGTAAAAACATAAGTATAAAATGATTTAATAAATATTTTTAGAATATTCATATTTAATTAGATATGAATTTTATTATTTTTTATCAAATTATAAATAATTTCATTCATATTTAGAATTAAATATTCTTGAACTTCATTTTTAATATATTCTATTCTATCTACATCTGATGAAGAATTCCAATCTTCTAACTCTGGACTAGTTTTTATTTTAAACTTATCAATTTCTACTGTAATAGTTAGTTCTTTTTTCATAATTATTTTTAATATTTGTAGCAAAAAGGAGGATTTAATCCTTGATTTTCATATTCTTTCTCTTTTACCAAATCTTTCAATATAGATTGGCATTCAGCTTTTCCTTCCCTTAGAGATGATTTATACCATATTACAAGCTCATTTTCAGGTGGATAATGTTCTTTATCCATACTGGATTCTTTCAACAATTCTTTATACGATGATACCATATCTTCAAAACTACGTATAATTTTAGATAGGGAGTACTCTACTACAATTTTTTCTTCTAATATTGTTATGTCATCTACATCGAAATAAAACCGAGTTGTTTCTATCATATCCTTTTTATTTGCCATTATTCTTATATTTTTAATATTCAACAAAGATAATTCATTATTTTTGAATAAAAAATTAATATCATTAAAAAATATGTTAATCATTATTAATTTGTATTATATTTCTGTTTTTTGCTGATTTTATGACATATTATTATTACCTTTGTATATTAAAATAAATTATTGAATTATGGTTTCAATAATAACATTTTTAATATATCCGCACAATTCAGGAAAAAGTATATATAAAAAAAGTTGTTTGCATTAAAATTCCAAACATTAATAATATTGATCATTTTAATTTAAATGAAAAATATGATTATTGGTCATCGTCTCATTTTGATAATTATTTTATTGTCATTAATAAAAAATATTTTATGTTCTCATTTGAAGAGCATGAATTTAAAAAATGTTTTATGAATGAAAGAAAATTCAAATTATTAAATATTAAAAAATTATTAAATGAAAAAAGTTGTTAATATTAAAAATATAGATATAAAGTTTATTGAATCAGATTATTATACTTTGTATGTTAGTTATAACTATTATTACTCAAATAATTTAAAGAGTTATGTTGTATCAGATAACTATGATGCTAGTTGTGTGTTTGGTGTTATGGAATTTAAAAAATATTTTATGAATGAAAGAAAATTTAAATTATTAAATATTGAAAAAATAGAAAATATAAATGAATAAAGTAATATGTATACAACAAAATCATGATAATTTTAGTTATGGATTTAAAATTAATAATATTTATGATTATTTTAAAACTGATGAACAATATTTTGTTATTAAAAATAATGTAAGATATGGATATGATAAAATACATTTTGATAAACAATTTATTGATGAAAGGAAATTAAAAATTATCAAACTAAGTAAATAAAAATAATATATAATAAAAATAAATTTATAGATGACGAATATAGATTATATAAAAACTAAATTTTATGATGATATAACCATTAATAAACAGTTAAATATTTGGAGATTAGAAAATAAAAAAATTGTATTTACAAATGGTTGTTTTGATATTTTGCATAAAGGACATGTAGAATATTTATCAAAATCAAAAGATTTAGGAGATATTTTGATTGTTGGATTAAATTCTGATAATTCAGTGAAGAGATTAAAAGGAGAAACAAGGCCAATAAATAATCAAAATTCAAGAGCATTCATTTTATCTGCATTGCTATTTGTAGATGCAGTAATATATTTTGATGAAGATACTCCATTAAATCTAATTGAAAACATAAAACCTGATGTATTAGTAAAAGGAGGTGATTATAAAAAAGAAGACATTGTTGGTTATGATTTTGTAATAGAAAGAGGTGGTGAAGTTAAAATAATTGATTTAGTAAAAGGTTATTCAACAACTAATATAATAAAAAAAAGCAGAATTTAAAATTCTGCTTTTTTATTTTTTATACAGTTGGAACAACTGTGGTTTGTTGTGTAGTAGTTGTTGGCTGAACTGTTGTAGTTTCGGTTGTTGATACAGGATTTTCAACACCATCATCATAAATTATAAGACAAGGTACCTTTGAAGAAATATTGATCATCCATGCTATTTCTTTCATTCTAACAAATGGATGATCAATATTTTTTATAGTGTCACGTAATGAATCTAAATTGTTTTTATTTACATAAACATGAATTCCACCTGATCTATTTTTACCATCCCAACCAATATCAAAATTCGTAGTAATAAGTGCTAATTTATCTGTTGATTCTAATATTTTATTCAAATTTGGATTTTGATCATTTCCACTCATATCCACATTAACCTTAAATCCAGATTTATTTAAAGCAGGATGAATAGCATTAATGATATTTGTTGCTATGGTTTTATTTTGTTCTTGTGATTGATAAGCCTTCTTTAGTACCGCCATGTATTGAGGTTTCATTTACAAAACCAATAAAATCTTTTAATTTTTTCATTTTTTTTCATTTTTTTTAATTATATATTAATAATAAACTTTTATTTTTTTAGATCCATTTTCAAAATTTTTATTCCAAACAATTCTTGTTTTATTATCTTGAAAATCATCAAATTCAGTCCATGCAGTTTTATGCGTACCTTCATTATAACCATTCAAAGTAGATTTAATATAACCCCTTGCTTTTATTTCTAATTTTTTATCCTCAGATTTAACTATCTTAAAATATGTTATTAGAGTAGTTGGGTTATCCTTTATATCTCTAATAATTATTTTATAATCTACATTTACATATTTTCCTGTTCCTTCTAAAAATTCTTTGAAATTTTTCATATGATATATATAAAAATAAAAACTTTGAATTTTCATTCAAAGTTTTTATTTAATAATTATTAAATTAGTTTTCTTTTCATTATTGCTGCAATTTCACCATAATTTTCACTATCAGTTCCAGATAACCATTCTAATTTATGCTCAATTATAACATTACTACCTAATTTACTCCTCCACATATCACCAAATTGTTTGCACGCATGTGTTACAAAATTATTATTAGAGTATATTGCAATTTTTTCATAATCCAATTCATATGAATCATTTTCACATATTTTATAATTATATGTAGAATAGAACTCTATATAATTTTTTACTGTTGCATATCTATCATTAGGATTATGCCATAATTTACAATTAGCTCCGCTCCATTCATTATAAACATCTATAGCAAAAGAAAAACAATTAAAATCATCTAAATTTTTATTAGTATTAATTATTTTCCATTTATTATTTTTTAATTTTGGATGCCAATATTCTATCTCTTTATAAATATCCATTTTCTGATGCCCATTTTTTCCAAATATTTTTCATTTCAGATGTTGTTAGAGAATATTCTTCATATAGTTCAATATTGGTTATTTTTTCTAATGCTTTTAACCATATTATCGAAAAATTTTCAAATATATATGGAATAGAATTATATCCTTGCATTATTATTTTTTGATAATTTTCATTTTCATAAATAGCATTTAAATCTGATTTATTTCCACATTCATATTTAACCTTTTCTATTAATTCTTTAATATTAGAATTCTCATTATATTTTAAAAATTCATTATATTTTTCGATATTTTTCATGTCATTTTTATTTTTATATATAATATTTTAAATTTTAATATTATCAAGTAATATTTGTTCAAATCCATCTGGTAAATAATTACTACTCAATCTAGTTAATTTTCTTGAAAAAATTATATTTTCATTTACTCTTTCTTTAAAATTAACTTCTTTATTTTTTCTATAAATATAAAGAATATCACAAAGATTACTTATAAATTCATCAGAATCAAAGTCAATATCATCAGGAAATTTTAGTTTGTACATGGAATATACAGTATTTGATCCAGCATCACCAATACCTCTTGAATCTTCTTTGAATTTAACAACACTTAATATATTATCTCCTGAGTCTCCTGCAACCAATTTTTTAAAATAAGATTCTTCTTTATTTACTGGAGAAATTTTAGCTTTACTAGTTATTTTATCAAAATAATTTATAAAATCCATATCATCATTTAGATCAAAAATATCACCTTCTGTTGTATCTTCTAGATTTTTTAAAAATATATTATAATTAATAGGTACATATAATTTTTCATCTTGAAACTTGTGATTATACATCATATTTATATAATTATTAGATATACTAAATTTTAATAATTGATGAAGGTCACCATCATTAGAAACTATTAGATTTGATATTCCTTCTTTATTTCCTTCATTAACAATATGAGCTATTAAATCATCACCTTCAAATGGATCTATTTGATATAAATAACAATTGCGTCTATTTTTTATACTTTCTTTAAATTTATCAAATGTATCAAATACAAATTCCCAATCAATTTCTAAATCCTTCTTTCTTTTACCTTTATATTCAGGATAAACATTTTTTCTCCAACTTCTTTTACTATCAGACACAAAATATATTTTATTGAAATTATATGCATTTGTTAAATTATTAAAGTCATTTAATAAAAGTGTTTCTAAATCTCCGTAAAGTGTTTTTAATTTGTGTAGGATAAATACAGATCTATACAACATGTAATTTCCATCTATACACAATGAGAGTGCTATCATATTTTTATTTATTTTATCTTATATATTCATTTTATAAGTATTTGTTTAAAAAATGATATTTAATTATTTATGAAAAATTAAATTTAGTAAAGAAAATGTCTGTATTATAGCAAGGTTATAATTTTATATTTATTATTGATAAAAAATATGATGAATTTTTAGAACTGATAAAAGTTAATATATAAATAAAATGATAATTGAATTATTAAAAAATTAAAAAATAGTTAAAATGTTAAATATTATAAATTGGGATAATTTTATATGTGAAAGAAATAGTTATAATAAATTGACCACAAATTTATCTAAAGTTATATTAAATGTAATAAACTACAATATTGGAAAATTGATATTGTATAAAAATATATCGATAAAAAATTCTATAATTTTATCAGATGATATAAAATTTTCTGATGATATTATAAATATAAAAATATCAAATAGAAATTATGGAAATATGAATCCTAATAGTATAATATTTAAAGAAAATGAAATAATCGGATTGATAATAAATTTAGAAATAATTTTAACTCAGAGTGAATTAACTTCTAAAAAAATATCAAACACTAATATAATTATTGATACAATTGAACATGAATGTCTACATATTATGGAAAGATATTTAACATATATGAACAATTCTGATTTTTCAAATTCTTGGAAAATGGGTGAACGTTTATATCAAATGAATGAAAAATATAAAAAATCTAAAATATGGAGTGATATATCACATATAATATATTTATCTATGCCACATGAAATTAGGGCCAGACTTCAACAGCTAAATTCGTCATTAGAAAGAAATAATGTAAACGGTATAGAAAATTCAATAGATTTTATAAAAAATACAAAAATATATAAAGATATAGAATCTTTATCTAATATAAATTCTAAATTAGTATTAAAAGAATTAAAAAATGATTCAAATTATAATGATATTATTAAAGATTTTAGTATTATATTTTTAAATAATACTAAAATAGATTATGAAAAAAATTTTATAGATTATTTAAATATAATTACAAAAAAAAATAAAAAATTAATAGAAAAATTATTAAAAATTTCTTATAATTTTGAAAATTGTGAATATCCAGATATAGATATTGATTATAGTAAATATATGATAAAATAAAAAATGTAATATATTGAATTACAATATAATTACACTTTTTAATTATTTAGTTGACAATATATGTCATATGACTAGCATGTGGTATATTATCAGAACCAATATATGTATAATATACTTCAATTGATTCTAATTCATTTGGTAATCTTTCAACTTTTCCGCTGGTTTCATTAATTTTCATATTCTCTTTATATAAAAATTTAATTGCAGGCTCTTCACCTAATACGCTTTTCAATCCAAATTTTATATCTTTGGCTCCAGCATGAGTTAAATCTATATTATGATAAATATAGTCATTAATAACTTTTTCTTTAAACGCTTTTATATCATCCATATTATTTTATTATTTTTTCTATATATTTTAATTTACTTTTTCTAAATGAAATATTTATTTTATCTAACTTAGATATTCTATCATCTTTAAGTTTTTTTATTGGATCCCAATAATCATATACAAAATCCATGTATAATAAAGATGTGCATGGAGAAGACATTGGCATAACTGATACTAATCCATCAAATTCTTCATCATCTGGTAATACTACATTAGGTTCTTCTCCTTTAAGTTCTTTAAGTTTATTTATTCTATCTTCTTTTAATTGTTTTTTTTTTTGATTTTCTCATTCCTCCTCCAGCAAGTGTGTAAGACATTATTCTTTGAGCAATAGGAAATGTAATTGAACTAAAATTAGTTCTATTATAATCATTTGCATTAAGCTCATCTTGAATAGAATTTATATTTTTACTGCTCATTGATGATAAATCTGTGATATTTTCATTAGTCAATTTACCCATTATTGAACTCCATTTTTCTATTATTTTTTCTTTTTCTATCATTTAAATTATTATTTTTAATAACTAATATTTTCTGTTATTATTTTTATATTATTAATATCATCTTTCAAACAACTAAGATAAGTTTTAATTTTAATATTTTCAATCATTAATGATTTAATAAATTTACCGTTATTTGTATCTAAAATTATAATTTTAATAATAACATTATATAATTCTTTTATTTCTTCTCCTTTTAACTTTTTCAATTTCAATTTTCTAATATGACATAAATTAATATCAATATCTTTAATAATATGAGATATATTAAGTAAATTAATTTGATGATCAATATCATCTTTAGTTACTACTTCACCATAAATATAAGCATCATTATTTATTATATTATTTTTTATGTTATTCAAAGATTTTAATGACTCATTATCTAATGAGTATTTAGATTCTATTATATATTCATTATTAATTATATAATATTTAGATGAAATATCATTAATTCTATATAAAAAGTTTGGCATTGTTAAATCTTTAAATTCGTTTTTATGTCAGTTACATAAGATATTAAATGAATAATAGGATCAATTGTCTCTGTATATCTTTCATTATAAGATCGTTGAACATTTATAAGTGATGCTCCAATTTTTATAATATTTGAATTGTCAATTAACATTAATCTATTAAAAAGAGGTCTACCAAGAGCTTTCATTAATTCTAATGGATTATCTTGAAAATTATTTAGAACAAAATTATAGTTATCTTCAATATTATTTCTACCATCAAGCATAAATTCAAAAATTGCATCATAACTAGAAGAACTTATTGATTTAAATTGATCTGTATTTTTAGTAATAAATACTTCTTGTAATTTTTGTGTTGCACTTCTTAAATCAGGAAAACTAATCATGATTATTTTCTTTATTTCATCATCAGAAATATTCATTTTATTTTTTTCTGATATCGCTTTCAAATATTTAAGATACATAACTTGCAAATATTCTTCTTCCTCTTTATTTTTAGGATTAAAATCTACTTTCATAAATCTTGATAATATTTTATCATCAATATCTTGAATATAATTAGTAGTAAGTATAAATCTTACATGCTGATATGTATCTGAAAAACCTTTCATTGCTTTTTTATATTCTGTAGATACACCATCAAATTCATCTAAAAATATAGTTTTTTGAGCATTTTTCATAAAAGGATTTAAACTTTTACAATGAGTTTGCAATTGATCTCTTAATATATTAACACTTGTATCTTTTGATGCATTAAATTCAATATTATCTGTTTCTTTACATAATATTCTGGCTAATGTGGTTTTTCCTGTTCCTGGAGTATCACTATAAAATATCATATTAGCGATTAAACCATTCTCAATCAATTTTCTAACTCTTGGTAATAATATAATTGTTTTTAAGCTTTTAGGTTGGTATTTATACCAGAACATATCATTTTTCATATATTTATAATTTATAATTTATGAATATTATAGAATTAAATATTCAGAATGTTTGAAAAAAATATATCATTTGAATTATTTTATATTTTAATAAAATTATTATTGATAAAATAATAAATTGTTTATTTAAATACTAATTATTTTTATATATATGGAATAAAAATAAAATTATACATGAATATAGATAATACATACAATTATGATGATAATTTTGTAAGAATGTCTACTGTTGCATTGGCAAAGGCATTAGGTACTAAAATAAGATGGATAAATCATTATAGTGATGGTAGAAAAATAAGAGTGTTGATACCATTTTATACATCATTTGCAGGTCAAGAAAGATTTATGATAGATGCATTTGTAGATGATGTCACTACAACAAGAGTTGAATTAAATACAGATCAAAAACAAAGAGGTACAATAATATTTAAGGGAGGTTCACAAAGAGATGATGAATTTGCAAATCCTAATCAATATTTATCTAAAGAGAGTAAAATTAATGATAAATTTAGAAGCGTTATAAGTCGTACAAAAGCAGTTCCAATTTCTCTTAGCTATGAGATTAATATTAGATTAGATACTGAATTAGAAGCTGATATTTGTTATACTAAATTATTAGATACATTATATAATTATAGATTTTTTAGTATAAGTTATTTTGGACTTAAAATCGATTCTTTTTTTAAATTACCATCTGACGGAGGAATTGATATTCCAAGAGATATAAATTTAGCATCTGATGATACAATAAATATGAAATTTACATTAGAAGTTATAACGTATTATCCTGTGTTTACTGTTAATACCGATGATTACGAAATATGTGATAATGATGATTCAATAGATTGGACTTTTCTTGGTGTTGATAAACCTACTGAAGATAGTAAATCTAAAAATGAATTAAAAAGAGCATATTGGTATAATAATTTGCTTGATAATAGAACAAAAGATGAAATAATTAAAGAAAAAGAAGATAATAGAGACAATGAAATAAATAATATGGAGTAAAATAAAAAATCATAACTTATAAGTTATGATTTTTTTATAGTTCTCATTTTTATAAAAGGCTTATTATTAATAGTTATATCCCCTTTTTTATTTACATTTATAGAACTAACTTTTATTTTCTTATTTTTAAATCTACCAGATAATATATCATCTCCAATTTTTATTTTCATTTTAGATTTACCATCAAGAGATATATTCAAATTTGAATAATCTTCATATGTCTTTATAAATTTCATAAAAATTATTTATTTTTTATTATATATAAATAAAATAATTTAAATTTATTTTTGTCAAAAAATGAGTTTTTTTAATTAATATATAATCTCAGAAAACATATAAAAATCATTAAAAGATGCAACATAAAAACATAATAAATTAAAAACATGAATAAATTAAAAAAGTTCGAAAATTACAATAATAATAATTGTAATGCAAATTTGACAATTTTGCATTGGAAGTCTGGAATATATAGACTTTTGATAAAATTGATTTCATTATCTGGAGATGAATACTATGCCGATGGTGTTCAATTAAAGGAATCCGACGCTAAAAAATTAATTAATGAGTTTGGAGCACAGATTGAAGAAAGATATTAATAAAAAATAAAAAATAAAAAATAAAAATATGAAAAATTTAAAGTATGATTTATTCAATTTCAAAAAGGAATTACCTATTGAAGATTATGAATTAAATATGATTGTTGAAAGATACATCAGCAATTATGATAGTTATTCTGAAAAAGAACTTGTAAGTTCTTTAAAAGAAACTTTAGCAGGATATGCTTGGGACACTAAAGTTAAAAAATTAGTTGAATCTTTACAAGATGAAATTAAAAGTGAACCTATAAATTACAACTTGAAAGATTTATATAAAAAAATTGAAAGAAAAAATTATGGACAAATGTATCGTCCAGCATTAAACTCAATTCTTAATATTATAAATATTCAAGATAATGATTCAAAAATGAGTACAATATTAAATGAATTGGTTATTCATGATTGGATTCCTGAAGTTAAAATGTTTTTATCTGGTTATATGAATAATCCTATTCAAAGACAAAATTTAGTAAACTCAGGTAAAGCTTCAAAGGTATTTACATTAGTAGAAAAAACAAATGATGGAAATTTGGTATTTATGAAAGATCGTTGGTTTTTAATAGGACAAGATGATATTAAACAAACACTTTTAGAAAATCATATCACAGACATCGAAAAAATTAGAGAATTTAGAATTTTAGAGAAAGTTATGACAATTGGAGATATCAAAGAAGATAAAATATCATTTAGATTAGATGAAAATTTAGTTTTAAGCATTTCAACAAAATCTGATAAAGACGTATTCTTAAATGAAGAAAAATTAGATAAAGAAACTACATTAGAAAATTTATTTAATTCTAAAATTATTCCTTGGTTGAAAAAAGATTTTTATGTATTATCAACTACAACAGCTCAAAATTTGGATAAATTTGTTGACCTAGATATAGCATTAAAAGTAGAAAATGTACTACATCCACAATTAGAATCTTATGTTATAAATTATAAAGATAAATTATATACATATAATAATGACGCTAGAACAGGATCAGCTTTCTATGAATATAATTCACCAAATGATTTAATTAACGATGTTCAAAGAGAACTAGATTATGATTTGACAGGATTCTTAGAAAATAAACTTTCAAAAGAAGTTAAACATTTAAGAACATTAGAAGATAAAGAAATGGAAATAAAAGAATCAATTAAAGAAATCGATAAAGGCTTAGAATTATTAAAAGAAAATGAAGTATTAGTAAATGAAGATAAAGCATTGAAAGAAACATTTAATCAATTATTAGTATCTAAACATGAATTGTATGAAAATTTGAAATCTGTTACTGATGATAAAGTTAAAGCAAAAAGAATGATTATATAATTATTGTAAATGAGCAAATTAAAAAAAGATATCACAATTTGTGATATCTTTTTTAATAAATATTCAAATTTATTAAACTTTTATTAAACTTTTCATTATTAGAAACCTATAAAATTTAACTTATATATAGAATATAATTAAAAGTGAAAATAATTAAATAATATGTCAAGACCAAAACCTGCAAATTTATCAACACCAAAACCGGCAAATTTAATATGGACAAAGGAAGAATGTAAGAACGAAGCATTAAAATATATTTATAAAAAAGATTTTATAAAACAATCATATGGTTCATATCAAGCATCACTTAGAAATAAATGGATAGATGAAATTTGTTCTCATATGATACCATTAGGAAATAAATATAACAGATTAATTTATAGAATTATATTTCCAGATAATGTTTGTTATGTTGGATTAACTAATGATTTTGATAGAAGAATATATGAGCATTTAAATAAAAAAGGTACAGTATATTCTTATATATACAAAATAAAATTATTACCTATTAATATTGAAAAATTAACTGATTATATACCAATCACAGAAGCTAAAATACAAGAAGAATATTGGAAATGCAAATCAGAAGATGATGGATATATATGTTTAAATATTGCTAAAACTGGAGGTGTAGGTGCAAATAATCTAAAATGGAATAAATATGAATGTCAAAATGTAGCTAATAAATATAATACAAAAATTGATTTTATAACAAACGAAAGTTCAGCTTATAATTCTGCTAGAAAATATGGTTGGCTAGATGAAATTTGTTCTCATATGATAGCATTACATATTAATTGGACTAAAGATGATTGTAAAAATGAAGCATTAAAATATAATCATAGGGGAGAATTTTCAAAAAATAATCGTATTATATGGGGATTTGCACAAAAACATAATTGGCTAGATGAAATTTGTTCTCATATGACACTGAAGCATAATAGTTATAGTAAAGATGATTGCAAAATAGAAGCATTAAAATATAATAGTAGAAATGAATTTAAAAAAAATAATAATAGTATGTGGCAATGTTCTAATAGGTATAAATGGACAGATGAAATTTGTTCACATATGATACCATTAAGGCATACTTGGACCATAGAAGAATGTAAAAATGAAGCAAAAAAATATAAAAACATAACAGCATTTGCAATAAAAAATCATAATATGTATGAATTTGCAAGAAAAAGAAAATGGATTGATGAAATATTCAATAAAAAATAATTAAATATGAATGGCAAGATACATTAATGATACGGATTTCTATTATGAGGTTTTAATTAGCAAAGGCAAAGGAAAATTAACTAGAAAAGCTGAAAATATGATTATACTAATAGGAGAAGAAATGATCAAAAAATTTGAAAGAAAGTATAAAACTTCAGATGATAAATATGATTGTATGCAGCAGGGCATAATGATGATGCTGCTAAACTGGAATTTATTTAATGAAAAAAAATATTCATCAGCGTTTCCATATTTTTCGGAGATTTGCAAGCGTGGAATAGCAGGTGGTTTAAATGTAATTTATCAGAAGAAAAACAATCAAGACATGCCTAAAATGATAAGTTTAAGTAGTGCAAATGATGGCAAAGGTCTTCATAATATTTAAAAAATATTTAAAAAATAATATATACAATATGGCACTAAGAGATTGGGTCAGAAATGACGGATTAATTAATTCAACTCCAGGACCCTCAAATTCATATAGAGGAGATGAAGAATTTATAATGTTAGTTAGAGATATTCAATTCCAAGATATTCAGACTGGAGCATATAATAAATTTCCAACATTATATGATGTTGCACAAGCAAACGGCGGTAGAAATTATATTAATGTAACAGATAACACTAAACTTGTTCAAGATCCTCCTAATTTGAATGCATTAAGAAATAGATATTAAATTATGGGAGCAAATAACGCATCATTTGGGAATCGCAGGACCAAGAAAGGGAAAAACAAATATATTCAAGGTCTTTATAATATTGAAAATGAAGAAAAATACATTGGAATTATGCCAATAAAATATTTTAGTTCATGGGAATTAGGATTTTGTAGATTTTGTGATTTGAATGATAGAGTTTTAAAATGGAGTTCAGAGAGTTTAGAAATTCCATATCAAATAAAAAATAGTTTAGGTATTATAGAAACTCATCGTTATTATCCAGATTTTTATATAGAAATGATAGATAATAATGATCCAGAAAGATATGATAGATTTGTGATTGAAATTAAGCCAAAGCACGAAACAGAACCACCTAAACAACCACAAAGAGAAACATTAAAAACACTAGAAACGTATCAATATTCTTTAACAGCATATAAGAAAAATATTCATAAATGGCATTTCACAAAAGATTGGTGTGATAGACATAGTTTGAAGTTTATAATAATTTCAGAAGATGATTTGAAAAAATATGGAATAATAAAATGAGTAAAATGTCATTCACTGAAGAACTTAAAGCATTATTTGGGCAATATAATCAAAATATTAGTTTAATTAGAAAAGAATCTACAGAAGAAATATTTAGTTATATTATACGAAATCCAAATAAACAAATAAGACCAACCACATTAGGAAATATTCAAATTGGTAAATTTTATATAATTAAATATAATTATAATGGAAATAAATTATGGTGTCCTATTTTAACTATTCCACCGTTAGCAAATTCTAATGAACTTGGAATATTAGAAAGTCAATTAAAAATTGTTAACATTAAAAAAATTTTATATGCAATAAATTTTGATTATTTACCATTATTATATAAAGCAAAATTAATAGATGCTATAATACAAACAAATTCAGATAGATACGATAAAAATTCTGATAAAATATCACAAGGTGATGTTGTAAATAATGAATTTAATTTTAATATAAAATGGATTTATGAATATTTGAAAATAAATGGAAAAAAGAATTATTCCATAACAGCATATGATATATCAAAAATTGAACATGTGTATCAAGTATCTTCTACAATTCTACAAAGATTTGTTTTTTTAGATACATATAAAATAAATAATAATTTAATGTATGATACATTGAATAAGATTATAAATGATAAACTTAAAGGAGAATTTTCAGATAAAATAATAATGTATGAAGAAATATTGAAATTATATGAAAAAGATATAGAAAAATTTTATACTTCACTTAGAAATTTTGAAAAAAATTTAAAATTAATAGAAAAAATGTAGAATAAATAAATTTAAAATGAACATACGCAATTTTATATATAATAAAAATTAATAAATAAACAGTGGCAACATATAACAGATATAATCAGCCAAATTCAATGTATGATTTTGGACGAGGTAATGTAGGAAAAAGTTTTGGTAATAAAATATTAAGAAAATTGAGTAATTTCGGAATGGATGATCAAGAAATGGTTGTTAGAAATAGTCAGGCTATTGGAGCATTTCAAGATACCAGTAATTTACTTTACGAACCTGGTACAAATATGTACGACTTATTTACAAAAAAAATAATATCTAAAATATTAGAAAAGAAATCTATCGCATATTTAGATCGTAGATATTTGGATAAAAGAAAAATTTTACACCAATATGCAATAAAGGAAGAAATAAAAGATTATGTTACCAGAATAGCAGAAGAAGCAATTAATTATGATGATGATAATTATTTTTGTACTGTTACTGATTTGCCAGATAATTATGATCAATCAATCAGAGTTAAATATCAAGAAAATTTTAAAAAAGTCTATAACTCATTTAATTTTAACGACGGATTAACTGCTTGGAATTACATGAAAACATTTTTAATTGATGGATTTTTATCATTTGAAATTGTTTATGATGATGACCAAAAAAATATAATTGAACTTAATTTATTGGATCCATTAACATTAATTGTAGCTGCTGAGCCAGGTACTGGAACTGTAGTATGGATTCAAAATCCAGATGTTCCTCAATTAAGAAGAGTTTTATTAGATGCTAATATTATTTATATTTCATATTCAAATAATTTAGATTATGACGAAACAAGTTATGTTGAAGGATTAATCAAACCTTATAATCAATTAAAATTATTAGAGTTTACTAAATTAATGTACAATTTAAATCAAGCTTCAATATATAAAAAATTTGTTATTCCTGTAAATGGACTGACTCGTCAACAAGCTGAACAGCAAATTACTCAATTGATGAGTGAATATCATGAAGATATTGAATGGGATGATACAACAGGAGTACCATATATAAATGGCTCAACTAAAATACCTCATTCAAAAGATTATTGGTTTCCAACATCTGAATTAGGAACTCCAGAAATGGAGATTCTACAACCACAACAAGCTGAATTAAATGAAGATATATCTTTACAGTGGTTTTATAAATCATTTAAAAGAGCATCTAAAATGCCTTTTTCAAGATTAGATGAAGATCAGGGAGGTGGTAATTTTTATGATGATACTGCTTCAATTACTATGGATGAAATAAGATTTAAAAATTTTGTTGGTAGATTAAGAACATTATTTAAAGAAGTTTTAGTTAAACCATTAAAAATACAAATGGTATTAGACTTTCCTGAATTAAGTAGTGATAGAGTATTTGAAAGTTATATTAAATTAAATTTTAATTCTAATGATTTATTTGAAGAATGGAAATACTTAAACAATTTAGCAAAAAGAGCAGAAATATCATCAACTTTATCAAGCAATCTACAAGACGGTGAGGGGAAACCTTACCTTTCGATTGAGTGGATTGTGAGAAATATTATGAAATTTACTGATAAAGATATTGAATCTAATAATAAATATAAAATGATGAGCGGTACAGCAGGTGAAGGAGGAGGAATGAGTGGTGGTATGCCAGGTGGAGGTGAAGGTGGTATGCCAGGTGGTGGCGAAGGTGGTATGCCAGGTGGAGGTCAAGCCCAAGGTGGAGGTCAAGCCCAAAGTGGAGGTCAAGCTCAAGGTGGAGGTCAAGCTCAAGGTGGAGGTCAAGCTCAAGGTGGAGGTCAAGGTGGAGGTCAAGCCCAAGGTGGAGCGGAATTTTAAAATATATTTTTTAATAAAAACAGAGAACTTAAATTTAGTTCTCTGTTTTTATTTTATATACAATTTTTAATTGACCAGAATCATAAATTATATTATGACAGTTATTTTTTTATATATAATTAAAATTACAAATAAAATATGGTATTAGAATCAAAAGGTACTCCAGATATATTACTAAATATTATTACTAAATATGATAGTGAAATCATATATAGTTCTAAAAATTTAACAACATTATTAATAGATATAAACGAAGTTGATTTAGTCGCTAGTTTGACTATTAATTTTAAAAAAAATGATAGTAAGAATAATTTTTCAGGAGATTTAAATTTTGATGATTGTATAAATTCAAATTTTAAAAATTGTATAATAAATTTAAATGTATCATATTTTAATAAATCTTTAATAATTAAATCTTTGATGCATGAGCTAACTCATTTATATGAATTGTATAAAATAAAAGATATTTATACTAAGTCAAAATGGAATAGAATGAAAGTATTATATGACACAAGAAAACAAATTAACAATAATAGTTTATTTTATTTTATAGATATTTTTTATTTATCTCTACCATTTGAAGTTAATGCAAGAGTTTCCAGTGTTTATACTTATTTATCTGATAAAAAAATTAAAGATATAGATATTCTAAAAAAATTTTTAGTAGAGACAATTGAGTGGCAGAATATGTTAAATTTAAAAAATTTTGAATATAAACAATTATATACTGACTTAATAAACTCATATATAAACGATAAAGTTTTTCTTTATGAAATATTTAATTTATTTAATTCTAAAATGAAAATAAAAACAAAAATAAATTCTGATACAGATTTATATAATTATTTAAAAAATTCTAGTAGATATTTTAAGTCAGTATCATCAAATTTTATAAAAAAACTATTAAAAGTATTAAATAGAGTATCTGACGAATCATTAAAAGAGGGATATTGGACGTCTTCAACAAAAATAGTAATTTACAAACAATATATAAAAGAAAATAAAGATATTGATTATCTTAAATTTTTATAAAAAATAAATAAATAAATATGTCAATAGATAGAAGAATTGTATCAATATTATATTACAATAATATAACTGATATTAATAATGTGGAAGAATTTATAGGAGAAAAAAATGGTTATTATGATATTAAAATAAATGGAAAAATTAAATCATTAAAAATTCCAGATAATGAATATACCAAGCGTACTAAAATAACTACAAAAGTAACTACAAACACAACTACAAACACAACTACAAAAGCAATCACAAAAGTAACTACAAAAAAATTGGAAAATAAAAATAAAAAATCAAATGATGATGATTTTATTACGTCTATTTAATTTAAAAATATAAATATATTATGAAAATTGCAAAATTTAATGAAACTATTGGATATCAAGATAGAAGATATAAAATTGATTTAGAATTATTAAGTAAGCTAGTATTAGATAAATCTATAAGAAAAGAACTAAAATTATTTAAATCTCATATAGATAGTTATTTAGAATCAGTATATGATATGATAGAATATGGAAGAGGTGATGTTTTTTTATATTCTATAACAAATGAGTTCAAAATAGCATACATTAAAAGTGCTAAATTTAGTAATACATTACAAACGGTTCCAGTAGAAACATTAATCGGTTTCGATTTAGAAGAATATAAAGTATTCAAAGATTCTGAAAAATATAATTTATAATTTATTAATATATTCAAATTTTAATTGTCCACAATCATATATTCTATAATAATGCCTATCTTTCATTATTTCATGCTCAGTTTTATTTTTATCATAACCTTGCTTAATTAATATATCTTTACGAAAATTAAATTTATTTAGTCGTATTCCATTTATTATATAATAATAATTTGGTTTAATTTTGCCTATATTATTAAAATTTAATGTTTCATATAATTCACTGTTACAATTACTTATATCTATATATGCTAATATTTTATTCGAATTATAATTTTCAATAAAATAATTGAATAATTTATTTTCACCTCCTATAATATTAGTATTTAACTTATTACAAAATCTTAATAATTCATAATTTTTTTCAATTTTATTTTTTGGAATTTTAAGATTACTGAATGTAATTAAGCTAACTAATTCATTTTTATAAAATAATCCTATTTTAATTTTGGAACTAATAAATCCTTTAATATGATTATTATTTAAAAAATCTTTAACTATTTTATTATCATTTATTTCTTTAATTTCTGTTTCACGTGCAAATATTTTATTATAATTTTTACTTAATTTATTTAATATCATAGATTTTATTATATCTGGCTTATATAACCAATCATCCTCCCAAATATGCATTAATTGTATTCCTAGTTTTTCACATAATTCAGTTTTATTTAAATGATAATTATTAGAAGTATTATTTTCATTATGCCAAAATAATCCATTATATTCAAATGCAATTTTTAATTCAGGAATATAAATATCCAATTCATATGGTTTTATAATATTTCTATTATTTTGTATGATTTCTCCGTTATAATTTTTTTTAATGAAATTATATACATTAGTTTCTGATCCAGATGTATGAACAGATCCTATAGGATTACAAAATACACATGCATCAACATTTAGATTATATCTACCATAAAATGTTTTTTTATAAATTTCAAAGTTTTTTTCACATTTTTCACAATAAAATGTAAAATTGTCTCCTTCAATATTTATTAAATTTGAATATTTTTTTTGAAGTTTTATTAAATTTATTTTGTTTATATTTTGTTTAAAATTTTTATGCTGAGATATAAAATTTACTCCGTTATTTTTAAAACAAGTTTTTTCTTTTTTCTCTTTGATTTCTTTATTTTGTGATACATTATCTACTCCATATTTTTCTTTAATTGTTATTTTCGATTTTTCTTTAATTATATTAGATGATAATCCCCATTTAACTCCAAAATGTTTAAAATTAGTATTCATTTTTTTCTCTTTAATTTCTTTATTTTGTGATACATTATCTACTCCATATTTTTCTTTAATTGTTATTTTCGATTTTTCTTTTATTTCATTACATTGAAAAACATTATCTACTCCATATTTTTCTTGAATAGTTATTTTTCTTTTACATTTTTTGCATATAAATTTTTTAAGTGAATTATTTTTATATAATATATTAAAACATGATTCATACTCATCTCCACATTTATCGCATCTCATTTTAACTTTATATCTAGATCCTTTAGTTAGTTCATTCACATTAACCAATATTATATCATTTATTTTAATATTTTTATATAATTTTTTATAATGTTTTATATTTGATATATTAATTCGAATTTCTATTTTATTTGATAATATCATATATTAATTGTTTATTTTAAGTATATATAAATATTATATGTCTTTGTTTTATCAAATTCAGCAAAAAACACATCAAAAATAATAAATATGAAGAAAATTAAAAAATAGAAAAAAATGATATTTTTTAAGTAATATATAAAAGAAAATTAAAAAATATGAAACCAGTTCTTATTGTAGAACATTGTATGGACGGTCTTAAACAGAAACCAATAAATGAAAATACCAATCAAAAGAAAGGTGATTACATTTTAGAGGGTACGTTTACGGAATTTAACATAAAGAATAGAAACGATAGAATCTATACTGCTGATAAGTTCCTACCTCATTTAGATGAATTACTAAGTCGTAAAAATCAACTTGGTGTAGTCTACGGGGAATTTGACCACCCTGATGTGTTTGATACCTCATTATCAAGAGTTTCGCACACAATTGAAAGTGCGATATTTGATAAATCATCAAATTCAGTAAAGGGAGAAATCCGATTATTAAATACCCATTGGGGTAAAGAAGCTAAGGCACTTGTAGATGATGGATGCCCTATTTTCGTATCATCTAGAGCCGCTGGCATCACAGAATCAGATGGTACAGTTACCGTTAAAAAATTATTTACTTATGATGCTGTTGCTGATCCTGGATTTAGTTCAGCAAGAATGGAAGTCAAATCATTAAATGAAAGTTATGGATTTAGTGATAAAGATTACTTTAGGATATATGATATATCTGACGAGTCAAAAATAAATGAATTATTCCAAATGAACAACGAAGACTTTGTAACAAAAAAACAAATGACAGAGTATTCTAATTATTTGACAGAAGAAATTGAAACCTTTAAAACAAAAATTAATGATATGGTAAAAGGTAATAATGTTGATTTTGATCCTGCTAAATTAGAAAGTGTACTTGATTATTACGAAAAATTACATGAACAACAATCAAAAATGGTGAAATACCTAGATTATCTTGCAGAAAGTATGCAATTTGTTGTAAATGAAAATGTACAGTTGAAAAAAACCACAACAGATTTAATTAAACACAATGATTATCTTGCTGAAAATATTGAAAAAATAGGAAACTATTCAGAATATATAGCTGAAAATCTTGATAAATCTATTGATTATGGTAAATATATAGCTGAAACATTAGATAAGAATATTGATTTTTCAGAATATATAGCAGAACATGTTGATAAAAACATCAAATATTCAGAATATATAGCTGAAAGTCTTGATAAATCTATTGATTATTCAGAATATGTTGCTGAAAATCTTGATAGTTCTATTGTTTATTCAGAATATTTAGCAGAAAATTTGGATAATTCTATTATCTATTCGGAATATGTTGCTGAAAATCTTGATAATAATATAGCTTACTCAGAATATATCGCTGAAAATCTTGATAATAATATAGCTTACTCAGAATATATCGCTGAACATGTAGATAATAACATTTCTTACTCCGAATATATCGCTGAAAATTTAGACGATTCTATGGCTTATACAAATTATATCGCAGAAAATTTGGATAAAACTATTGAAAAATCAAAACTTCTTACAGAAAGATTAAAAACTGGAAAAGTTCTTGAAAATTTTGATTTCATAACAGAAGATGAAAATACTAAAGATATTGATATCAATGGATATTACGAAGAACAAGCTCCAACAATAGAAGGCCCTGCAACTGAACCTGCACAAGCTCAACAAACAGAAGATCAACCAATTAAACAAGAAGGTGATGTAGAAGCTCAACCAGCAGTAGAAGGTGAATTACCAACAGAAGAACCAGTACAACCAACAACAGAAGAACCAATTCAAGCAGAAACTGAAGAAGGTGGATTACCTACTCCAGGTGAAACTATTGCAGTTGGAGATAAAACTGGAGAAGTACTTGCAACCAATCCACAAAATGGTATGGTAGTAATACAATTAGACACAGAAGAAGAACCTGTTGAAGTACATGAATCTAAAATCACTAGATTAGGAAGTAAAGTACAAAAAGTACAAAATACATTAAACGAAAATATAAATAATTTGATCAATGAAACTAAAAAAAGAAAAGCTTCTGAAAACGATCAACCAAATTTCATGATGTTCTTAACAGAAAAAAGAAAAGCTGCTTATTATTCATTATCTAACGATGACAAAACTAAAGTTAAAATGTTATTAAAAGAAAGTGAAGGTAAATACACAAGTGAAGCACAAGTAATTTCACTTATGAATGAAGCTCTTTCTCCAAAAAGAAAATCATTTAATGATTTATTAATTGAATCAATGCCATCTGAATTAACCCTAATTTGGAAAAAATTAGATGAAACTATTAAAAACCAAGTGTTGGCAACAGCAAGATTATTTCCTGCTCTAGATACAGTACAAAAATTTGAGAGCTTTTGGTATAGTAGAGATTTAGCACGTTACACAAATGAAAAACCTGCAAAACAATTAATCACAGAAAATCATATCGTAGATGGCTCTAAATTGAGTGAATCTCAGATTGATTATTTCAAATCAGCATTTGATAAATTAAGTTCTTAAAAATTAATTTTATTCAAAAATAGAAAAAAATGACATTTTTTAAAGAATATATATCATTACTGAAAAACAAAGACTTTTTAGTCTTAAAAAAATAATAAAAAAAATGAATTTAATAATTGACAATCAAAAAGCAGTTGCTAAATGGAAACCAGTCTTGGAATCATTAGGAGTAGCTGACACTTACAAACAAAAATGGATGTCTGAATATGCTGAAATGCATTCAATGAATGAAAACGTTGCTTATAGTACATTAGGTAACTTAAATGGTATGGGTGCTGTACAAGCTGCTCAACCTGCCTCAACTCCTGGTTTAGTATGGGGTGATTATGGTGCAGGAACTCCAGGTGGAATTGGTTCTGGTGATATAGGACAAAATTTGCTTCCAGTTTCTATGAAAATTGCTGCTCAAACTATTGGTTTGGACTTAGTTGCTGTTAAACCAGCTTCTTCTCCAAAAGTTGATATGTTATTCGTAGATTTTAAATATGATAACTTAGCTGATTCTACATTGAAAGATGAAAGACCAATTATGTTCTCTCTTAATATCTCTGATGCTGCAACAAGTGCTAATTTGAATACAGCATTAAAAGCTTCTATGGCTCTTAAATTGGATGCTAACGGAATGCCAGTAAGAGAAAAAATTGGTGGTTTAACTAACCCTATTTATGTTCACTTATCAGGTGGTTCTCTTGTAACTCAGGTTCCTACATATAATACTACTGCTTTATATTTTGCACAAGGTGGAGCTACAGGTCCTGCTGACATTAATGGATTTGATCCAATTTTGATTAATTATCCAGCAAATGGAACAACTCCTACCAAAGAAGGTTGGATGGAATTTTTAGGATGGTCTCGTATTAATGGATATCCAATGTTTAGAATTTTCCGTCAATTTAATCCAGGTTCTAACAACGCAGGTTGGGGATTTGTAAATGATAGAAATACTTTTCCAACTGCAGCTTATTCTATTTCTGATATTTTGAATAGCGGAATTGTTATTGAAGTAGCTTCTGGTACAACTGCTAAACAAGCAGTTACTTTAACTGGTGTTACTATTGACTTAGTATCATTGTTAGAAGATCATATTCCTGGTTTCTCAGCAGGTTGGTATTTGAAACAACCAATGGTAAGAGATGAAGACGAAAGAACTTATCCAAATGTTATCGGACCAGATATCTTTACTAAAACTATACAAGTAGGTGATATTGAAATTTCTAGTTCATTAAAAAGAACTCAAATTGAAGATATTAAAGCTGCAACAGGTATGGATATCGTTCAAAAACTTGAATCAGTTCTTGTTAATGAGTTAACTCAAACTATTTCAAAACAAATCATATTTAAAGTTACAGAAATGGCTGATAAAAACAGAATCGCTTGGACAACTCCTAAAGATGCTGCTGGTGTTTCTAAATTTGACTTTAACGTTGATACTTATTTGAAAGTTGGTGCTGCTACCCCAGGAGGTGAAACTACTCACTCAATCCAAAGGAAACTTATTGCTAAACTTAATAACGCTTCTAACTTTATTGCAACTGAAGGTCGTGTTGGACCAGCTCAATACCTTGTAACAAATGGTAATTTAGCTTCTGTAATTCAGGACGTTGCAGGTTATACTCTTAATCCAGTAAAATCTAACTTAAACGCTAATGGACAATTATTCCCAATGGGAAATATCGGAAATATTAGCATATACGTTGACCCTTATCAAAGATGGGATGATAACAGAATATTCTTAGGAAGAAAAAATAGTGTTGAACAACCAGGTTTGGTATTCGTACCTTATTTGATGGCCCAATCTATTCAGTTAATTTCCGAAGCCACATGGGCTCCAAGAATGCTAATCAGAAGCCGCTACGCAGTCGCCGATATAGGATTCTTTCCTTGGAAGCAATTTATGACTATTTTAGTTACTGATAGTGCAGGTGTACTTATCTAATAGTTAGGTATTTAGTATAATATTTAAAAAAGAGAGAATTTATTCTCTCTTTTTTAATATGATAATTTAATACCTGATACAATAAAAAATTATTTATTGAAATAATATAAACTTTTGTGATATTAAATACTATACTATACTATATAAAATATTAATTTAATGAAAAAATTAACAGAAGACGAATTATTAAAAAGATTCAATAAAGTTCATAATTATAAATTTGATTATTCTTTAATGAATTATATAGATATAAATTCAAAAATAACCATAATTTGTCCAATTCATGGTATTTTTAATCAAACTGTAAAAAATCATCTACATGGAAATGATTGTTTTGAATGTTCTAAAATAAAAAAATCAAAAACAACAGAAGAATTCACAACTCAAGCATCAAAAATACATAATAATTTTTATGATTATTCTATAACAATATATAAAAATTATTTAACAAAAGTTAAAATTATATGTCCTATACATGGAGAATTCAAAGAATTTCCAACTGAACACATTAAAGGATCAGGATGTAGAAAATGTGGAATTGAAAAAACAAGATTAGGAACTATATTAGGAGAATACAAATGTACAGAAAAAGCAAAAAATATTCATGGAGATAAGTATGATTATAGTAATATGAATTATATTAATTCGTATACTAGAATTGAAATTATATGTCCTAAACATGGATCATTTTATCAAACTCCTCAAGATCATATTTATAGTAAAGCAGGTTGCCCAATATGTAAAGAATCAAAAGGTGAATTATTGGTTTCCAAAATATTGAAATCATTTAATATAAAATTTGATAGGCAAAAATCTTTTCCAGAATTAAAACACAAAAGATTATTATATTTCGATTTTTATTTACCTGATTATAATGCATGTATTGAGTATGATGGTGAACAGCATTTTAAATCTATTATAGGTTGGGGAGGCGATGATAATTTTTATGAGTTACAATTTAGAGATTTGTTAAAAAATGAATATTGTAAATTAAATAATATTAATTTATTAAGGTTAAAATTCAATGAATCAGATTCTGAAATAAAAGAAAATATTATAAATTTTTTACAAATAAAATGAGCATATGATACTATCTAAAATTGTTTCAGTTAAAGTAACAAATAAAAATGTAAGTTATTATAAAAAATTATATCTTTTAATGCACTCAGGTGATATTATAGAAGTTAATGTATCTGATTTATCTCATGGATCAAAGCAAAAGATTAATATTTGTTGTGATGTATGTGGCGATGAAAAAATTATGGCAATTAAAGATTATAATAGAATAACAAATAATAATTCTGAAAAACATTTTTGTTTCAAATGCAAAAACGAAAAAACAAAAGAAACAAATTTAAAAAAATATGGAGTTGAAAATGTTTTTCAAAGTGATGAAATAAAAGATAAATCTAAAAAAACATGTTTAAAAAAATATGGTATTGAATATTATCAAAAAACAGATGAATATAAAAATAAAGTAATAAAAACAAATTTAAAAAATTTTGGTGTTAAATATCCTTTACAAAATGATGAAGTAAAAAATAAAATAGATTTCAGTCACTCCAAAGAAAGTATAGATAAAATGATATTAACTACGCGTGAAAATTATTCAAAAATTTTTCCATGCGTAGCAAATAAAATGCATGACTATAAATATAATTATAGTGAAGTGAATTATATTAATTCTTATACAAAAGTTAAAATTATTTGTCCTAAACATGGTATATTTTTACAAAAACCAGGAGAACATTTATATAATAAAGTAGGTTGTCCAATATGCAAAGAATCAAAAGGAGAATTATTAATAAGTAATATATTGAATGAATTAAATATAGAATATAATAGGCAAAAAAACTTTTCCTGATTTGAAATATAAGTCGTTATTATATTTTGATTTTTATTTACCAGATTATAATATTTGTATAGAATATGATGGTGAACAACATTTTAGATCAATTGAATATTGGGGTGGAGATAAACAATTTGAAATAATAAAATTGCGTGATAATTTAAAATCTGAATATTGTAAAGATAATAATATTAATTTATTAAGATTAAATTTTAATGAATCAGATGAAGATGTTAAATTTAAAATACAAACTATATTAATATAAACTTTTGTGATATTAAAACTATATATGATATGATAATAACTAAAAAAATAGAAATAAAGACTACAAATAAGAACATTACTTATTATAAAAATTTAGGATATGACGTAAAATCTGGCGATATTATAATTATTAATGTTAATGAATTACCTAAAACATCAAAAACTAAAATTGATGTATTATGTGATAAATGTGAAGAAAAAAACAATATTTCTTATTTTTCATATTTACGAAATATAGAAACTGATAATATTTATCATTGTAAAAAATGCTCAGGAATTAGGTGTAAAGAAACAAATATCATTAGATATGGTGTAGATCATCCATTAAAATTAGAAGAGTTTAAGGATAAAATAAAAAAGACAAATTTAGAAAAATATGGATTTGAATATTCCATGCAAAATATTGATATTAAAAATAAAGTAAGGTTTACAACGAATGAAAGATATGGTACTGATGAATATATGTCTACTGATGAATTTAAAGAAAAATCTAAACTAACATTAATGAATAGGTATGGTGTAGATTCACCTTTAAAAAATGATATAATAAAGAAAAAAGTAGAAGATACTTGCATAGAACGATATCAAGCGAAATCTCCATTTGAATCTAAATTTATTAAAGATAAAATATCTAATATAAAAAAAGATAAATATAATGATGAAAATTATAATAACAGAGATAAATATAAAGAAACTTGTTTAGATAAATATGGTTTTGAAAATCCGATGCAAAATGAATTAATAAAGCAAAAATTATCTAATATAATTTTTGAAAAATATGGAGTATATTATCCAGCACAAAATGATGATATATATCAAAAAATGTTAAAAAATGGATTACGTATTTATAAATTTAAAGAAACTGATATTTATTATCAAGGAGAATATGAATTAGATTTTTTAGATAGGTATTTTGATTTAATTAAAATAAAAAGAGGAAATTCAATAAAATATATTTTTAATAATAAAGAATGTATATATTTTCCTGATTTTTATAATGATAAATTAAATTTGATAATAGAAATAAAATCATCTTATTGGTATGATAAGCATAAAGATAAGAACATTGCAAAACAATTAGCATGTAAAGAACAAGGATATAATTTTATTTTTATAGTGAATAAAAATTATGAAATATTCAATAAGATAATAGAATCAATAACATACAATAAAGAACATTGTTGGCAATATGACATTAGATTAAATACATTAAAAGATGATATTATAAAAATAAATTTTGACTATAAAAATCTTAAAGTTTCTGATTTTAATTTTGAATTTATAGATAAAGATGATATAAGAACAACAGATATTGTTGATTTTATAAAAAAATATGAATGGCTTGGTAAAATGCCAAATAGACCTACTCATAGATTTATAGCAACATATAAAGGTATAATGGCTGGAGCAATTGTTATGTCTACTCCAAATGCATTTTCCAATATATTAGGTGATGATACATCAAGTATAGAAAAATTGATAAGTAGAGGAGCATGTGCATCTTGGACACCAAAGAATTTAGCTAGTTCATTAATTATGTGGTCAATTAAATGGATGGTTAAAAATACAGAATTTAGATTATTTGAAGCTTATGCTGACACTGAAGCAAAAGAACTTGGTACAATTTATCAAGCTTGTAATTTTTACTATCTTGGTAATAATTTTGGATCAACTAAATTATATTTTGATCCTGATAATATAAATAAAGGTTGGGTTAATAGTAGAGGATTTAGAAAATTAAATTTCTACAAATCTTATTTAAAAACTATTAATATTATATGGCAAGATGAATGGAATAAAAAAACAAAAATTTTATGGGAAAAAATTCCAAATAATATTGCAGAAATAATGAAAAATTATTCAATAGAATCAATAAAAAAATGTCATATTAGAATCATAAATCAAAAACATAAATATATTTATATATTAGGTTTCGATAATAGAGAAACAAAAAAATTGAGAAAAAAATTTGAATCTACAAATAAAATATTTAATTATCCAAAAAATAGATAATCGTTTTTATATATAACCTTATAAAAATAAAATGAAACATGGTAACTAAATTTGATAATTTTTTAAATGAATTTTACACTGGAACATATGCTTCTGCTGGATTTAAAACTAGTGAGCCAACTGATGAATATGAATTTACTGTAGATATAGAATATGATTCTAAAAATGAAGAAATAATTAAGAATAATATATTATCAAAATATAATATTCCATATAATGATTTTTCTTTAAAACATGTATCTAATGCCCAAGAGTTAAAAATAAAAATTATATCATATAATAAATGGGAAGCATCTTCAATAATATCCACATTATTAGATTCATTACATAAAAATGATATAGCATTTGATCCAAGATCAATTGAAGCGCCAACATTAAGAATAGGTGATAGAACTAAAGTTTCTGGATTTAAATAAAAAATTAAACTTTTTAATATCTTTAAAGTATAATTATTTATGATAAATATTATATTATTTAGTAAAGACCGTCCCGCACAATTGGAATTATTACTTCGTTCTATGAAATTATATTTTAAAGAATTTAATCAGAATATGATTAATATTCTTTATACGTATTCTAATAATGATTTTAAAAAAGGATATGATAAATTATTTACAATTCATAATGATAGTAATATAAATTATATAAAAGAAACAGATAAATTTAAAAGTCACGTTATAAATTTATTAAATCCAGAAAATTCTCACTCTATATTTTTTGTTGATGATGATGTATTTAAAATGCCATTTACTTTAAATTGTAAACAATTTAAATTATTTACTATGAATGATGACATCTTAACTTTATCATTAAGAATACATCCATATTTAACTTATTGTTATTCATTAAAGATAAGAACGACAGCTCCACATTTTAATTCAGATTTAACATTCAAATGGTATAGAGAGCAAGGAGATTTTGGCTATCCTATGTCTTTGGACGGTCATTTTTTTAGAACAAGTGATATATTACCTCTCACATCAGAAATAGCATTTAATAATCCAAATACATATGAAAGTGTTTTAGCTGGATATACATTAAATAGATCAAAAATAATTTGCTTTGAAAATTCGATAATAGTAAACAATCCATTAAATAGGGTACAAAATATATTTAAAAATGTGCATGGAAATATATCAGCAGATTTTATAAATGATAAATTTTTAGATGATTATGTAATTGATTTAGATAATTTTAAAGGTATTTTAAATAGTTCTTGTCATCAAGAAATAGATATAAAATTTATAAAAAATAATATTAATATTAATGAGACTGTTGATTAAATTTCCGACTAGAAATAGATCAAAAAAATTTTTTGAAGTTTTAGATTTATATTATAAAAATTTAAATAATATAGATTTGACTGATTTTTGTATTTCAATAGATGAGGATGATTTAACTATGAATAATGAAGAAATTCTTTCAAAATTAGATAATTATGAAAATTTAGTAGTATTTATAGGTAATTCTGAATATAAAATAGAAGCATGTAATTCTGATATAGATGAAATGAAAGATTGGAATATAGTATTACTAGCATCTGATGATATGATACCTCAAATCAAAGGATATGATGATATAATACGAGATAATATGAAAAAATATTATCCAGATACTGATGGTGTATTATGGTTTTATGATGGAAATAGAAGAGATTTAAATACACTTTGTATATTAGGTAAAAAATACTATGATAGATTTGGTTATATTTATCATAGAGGATATCGTAGTTTTTATTGTGATGATGAATTTACAAAAGTTGCTAATAAATTAAATAAGCAAACTTTTATAGAACAAACAATTATAAAACATGAGCATCCTGATATACCTGAATTTAGAGATCAATTTGATGAATTATATGCTAAAAATAATAAATATTATCAATTAGACTACAATTTCTTTCAATTAAGGCAAAAAAATAAATTTGGATTAAAATGAAAAAGATTATATCATTTAGTTTATGGGGGGATGATCCTAAATATTGTATAGGTGCTATAAAAAATGCAAAATTAACAAATCAGATATATCCAGGATGGATTTCAAGATTTTATTGTGGAAAAAGTGTACCATCTAATATAATAGATCAATTAAAAGAAATACAAAATTGTGAAGTTATAATTATGAATGAATTAGGAAATTGGTCAGGAATGTTTTGGAGATTTTTACCTGCTAGTGATAGTGACGTTGAAGTTATGATAAGTCGTGATTGCGATTCAAGATTAAATTTAAGGGAGAAGTATGCAGTTGATCAATGGATGAAAAGTTCTAAGACATTTCATATAATGAGAGATCATCCTTGGCATACTGCTGTAATTTTAGGAGGTATGTGGGGTGTTAAGTATCCAGTTTTGAGCAATATGAAAACTCTTATTGACGAATATTCAAAAGGTGAATTTTGGCAAGTAGATCAAAATTTTTTAAGAGATATAGTATATTCTTTAATTAATAATGATTGTATGGTACACGATGAATTTTTTACATTTAATAAAAATAGATTAATATTTCCATATAAAAGAATAGGACAACAATTTGTAGGAGAAAGTTTTGATGAGAATGATAATCCTAATTTACAGCATAGAAGTATGATAAAATAAATAAAATATATGAATATTGGATTTTTAGTAATAGCAACGAATAAATATATTAAATTTTTGAATCCTTTGGTAGATTCTATAAATAAATATCTTTTAAATGATCATAAAAAAACAATTTTTTGTTTTACTAACATAATGGATCATGAGGTATCTGATAATGTAATTAAAATATATCAAGAACATATGTCTTGGCCTATGCCAACATTAAAAAGATTTGAAATTTTTAATAAAAATTCAGAAAAATATAAAGACATTGATATATTATATTATTTAGATGCTGATATGTTAATAAATGATTATATTGGAGATGAATTCTTACCAGGTGATAAAGATCTAATTGCTGTAATACACCCAGGATATAGAAGAGATTTGTTACAATCTTTTGAAAGACGTATTAAATCTAATGCATATGTAGATTATAGTCATTATGTATATCATTGTGGAGGTGTTCAAGGTGGCAAAAAAGATGCATATTTAACTGCATGTAAAATTCTATCAAATAATATATTAGATGATATGAGTAAAGATATAATAGCTATTTGGCATGATGAATCACATTGGAATAAATATTTAATATCCAATCCAGATTTATACAAAGAGTTAGACTGTGATTATTGTTATCCTGAAAATTGGAATATACCATACAAAAAATTAATATTAGCATTAGATAAAGATCATGCTGAGATGAGAAATTAAAAAAAAGTAATATGATAGATTATAAGAATCCAAATTTTTTTAATCAAATTTTAAAAGTAGAAGAAATTAAAATTGATAGAACACATTTTTTTATTGAAAAATTTAAAAATAAAAATATTTTACATGTTGGTTGTGCAGATTATATGGCATATGATCCATTATCAAACTTACATATAAAATTATTAAACTCTGGATTAAACGTTGATGGATATGATTTAAACTCTGAAAGTTTAAATATATTAAAAAAAGATGCTAAAAAAGGAAATTATTATAGTCATTTAGATGAGTTTAATGATATAACATACGATTTAGTTTTAATTCCAGAAGTATTAGAGCATGTTGATAATGCTAAATTATTTTTAGATGATATGTTTTCAATTAAATCTAAATGTTATTTTATAACAGTACCTAATTGTGAAATATATTCTAAAAACATGTTTTATGATAATGAATATTTTCATGAATTGGTGCATCCTGATCATAAGTATTGGTTTTCAGCATATACATTATTTAATATATGTAAAAAATATATTATTAATAATGATGCTAATTTATATTATCTTGAAGGTAGATCAATGATAGCAATTGAAATTTTTAGATGATAAATAAGTTATATAAAAAATAAAAATACTAAATGAGACTTTTAATATGTTATGGCACAAGACCTGAATGGATAAAAATTAAACCTATTATAGTTAAGATTAAAGGTATTATAGATTATAAAATTTTATTCACTGGACAACAAGAAGATATTGGAAAATTTGATTATGATTATAATATATGTATTGATTATAATTCAGAAAATAGATTAAATAATATTATATGTTCGATTTTAATGAATTTTAAAAATTACAATTTTTCTCACGTATTGATTCAAGGTGATACAGCTACTGCATATGCAATTGCACTTAGTTCATTTAATAATAATAAAAAAATAATACATCTCGAAGCAGGATTGAGAACATATGATATAGAAAATCCATATCCTGAAGAAGCATATAGACAAATGATATCAAGAATATCTGATATTAATTTTTGCCCTACAAATGAAAATAAAAATAATTTAATTAATGAGAAAGTAAAGGGTGAAATATATGTTGTTGGTAATACAATAATAGATAGTTTAGTTAAATTTAAATCGATATCATATAACGATAATATTTTAATTACTTTACATAGAAGAGAAAATCATATAATTATTAATGATTGGTTTTTAGCTATAAAAGAAATATCAGAGCAATATAAAAACTTAAATTTTATATTGTTCAAACATCCAAATCCATATGTATCATCACATTATAATATTTTTAAAAATTCAAATGTAAATATTGTCGAGCCTATTAATCATGACGAAATGATAGATTATATTTCTAATTGCAAATTAATTATATCAGATAGTGGTGGTTTACAAGAAGAGGCATCTTATTTCAACAAAAAAATAATTGTGTGTAGAAAAATAACAGAAAGACCAGAAACAATTGGAACAAATAGTTTTTTATGTGATACTCCAAAAGATTTAAATTCTATTTTTAAAAATCATATTTTTAATTATAAAGTAAACAATAATTGTCCATATGGGGACGGATATAGTTCTGATAAAATATTAGAAATATTAAAAAAAATTAAATAAGTATGGAAATAGTTAATTTTAGATTTATTGATAAAAATGAAAGTTTTATTGATAAAAATTTTATAAATTGGTCAAGACCGTATGAATGGGGTTATGTATTATCAGCATTAAAAGATAATATTAATAGTGAATATAGTGTACATAATACTAGTTGTGGTAACGAAGAATTGCATATACAGTTTGCTAACTCATTAAATAATTTAAGTAGCAATGTATTTAATTCAGATATTGTTGATATTAATTTAAATAAAGAAAAATTTAAAAATTATTTTAATTATAATATACTATCTAAAAATAAAAATAAATATGATGTAGTTCTATGTATATCCACATTAGAACATTTACCAGGTATTGATGATGCTAAAATAGCATTTAATAATTTATTAGAACAAGTTAATGATGACGGTAGATTAATAATAACATATGATTATCCATGTATAAAAAACGAAATATTCGAAGAAATACTAAATAAAAAAATTGAAATTCCGTCTAATATTTTAAACGGTGATAATTCTATTTATCCATCAGGTTTAAAATTATCAATTGTATTAATTGATATAAAAAAATAATATTAAATATGTATAGTTGTACAATATTAATTCCAGTTGTTAAAGAATTTGAATTTCTTAAAGGTTGTATTAATCAAATTAAAAAATTCGAGCATCAAGAAATACAGACTAAAATTATAATTGCTAATCAGAGTGATGATAATATTCATAATAAAATATTAGAATTGTATAATAATGATAGCCAAATAAAAATAATAAAAATAAATCAAATAGACGCTGGATATCCTATTGATAAAGGATTAGAAATTTGTGATACTGAATATTTTTGTTCTTTAGATTGCGATGCATTTCCAATATCTAATAAATGGTTATATATACCGATAAAATTAATAAATAAATTTAATTTATCATTTGTAGGTAAAGAAACAGAATTACACAATTCATATAAACAATTAGGTAAATTTTTGCATATAAATAATTATTTTAGAATTAGTAAAACTTCAATAGCTAAAGATATATCAGAAAAAGTAGGCTTTATAAGACCAACAAATCATACAAAAGCAGGATATAGTCCAATAGTCAAGGATTGGATAAACATTAGTTGTGATAATGGAGTAGTATCACAAGTATATTCAGATTTAAATGATTATGGTGATAAATTAAGTTTAAGAATGAATAGAATTATAGGTGAAACACCAGGTATGGGAGTTTATGGTATGATAATAGAGGATTTAATTTTTCATTTAGTATTTGGATTCTCAGAAGAATGGTTATCAAATCAAAATCAAATTTTAGGTTCAAATTATTTATCTATTAAAAATGATATAAACTTAAATGGATTAACAGATATAAATATAGAAAGATTATTAACAATATCAAGAAATATAGAAGATGTTACTACACCAGAAAGATCAAAATTATTTAATAGATATACATATTTTAATAATAAAACAAAAGAATTATCAATACTTGATAATAATAATGATATAGTAAAATATATAGAACAATTAAAAAAAGAGTAAATATGACATTATCTATATTAATTTGCGTACATAGTACAGATGAAAAACATGATAATTTATTATTAGATGCATTAGAGTCATTAAATAATCAAACATATAAAAAATTTGATGTTTTTATTGTGTTTGATGAATGTTGGATTAATACAAACAATATTGTAAAAAATTTATATAACTTTACTATAAATAGATTATTTCATAATAAAAAAGAAGGTTTATCAGTTGCTAAAAATTTTGGATTATCAAATATTAGTAGTGAATGGATTGGATATTTAGATGCTGATGACCTGTATATGCCTGATAAATTATTAAAACAAATAGAATATATTAATAATAATAAAGTAGATTTTTTAGGCACACAAGCATATAATAAATATCAAAATAATAATAATTTATTTGATAGCTGTTTTAAATTAGGTACTTATGAAACTAATGATCAAATAAAAAATAGATTATTACAAGAAAATATATTAACACATGGATCAATGTTAATTAGAAAATCTTGTTTAGATGAATTAAATGGATATAATAATACAAAAGGAATAGAAGACTGGGATTTATGGAACAGAGCAATAAAAAAAGGATATATATTTCATCAAATACAAGAAAGATTATATATTTACACAATAGGAACAAGTGTATCAAGATAAATTAAAAATAATAAAAATGAAAATATTAATTATACAAGAAGCAGGAAGACACATCAAAAATCAGAATTTTAGAGAGTCTTTAAATTTTAATAGAGCATTTACTAAAATAGGTATTGAATCCACAGTATGGGGATTAAATTTTCCAAATTATAATATATCATTTGATGAAATATCAAAAGATTATGATGTAGTTCTGTTAATAGAGAATTATAATAATGGTTGGCTTCCAAATATATCTAATTTTAAAGGATTAAAATTATTTTGGTCAATTGATTCACATATGATACCTAATGAACATATAATGACATGCAATTCTAATAAAATTGATATAGTTTTGAATGCAATCGAATCTCATAAAAAATATTTTAAAAATTTCAAAACATATTATTTACCAAATGCATATCCAGATGATTTAATAGACTTTAATCCAAATATTGAAAAAAAATATAATGTTGGATTTTGTGGTAATATAATATCTCGAGCAAATTGGATTGATTCAATACCTAATATAAAAAAAGATGTATTTGTTATTGGAGATGATATGGTACAAGCTATAAATTCTTACAAAATACATTTTAATAGAAACTTAGCAGATGATTTAAATTATAGAACATTTGAAACTTTAGGATGTAAGACATTTTTATTAACAAATGAAACTGAAAATTTACGTAATTTATTTAACGTTAGTGAACATTTAGATGTTTATACTACAATTCAAGATTTACAAGAAAAAGTTCAATATTATTTAACTCATGATGAAATAAGAAATAAAATTTCAGAAAGTGGATATAATTATGTTAGAAAAAATCATACATTTGTAAATAGAGCACGAGAAATTTTAAAAATAATATCAGAAAATATTTAAAAAATGACATCTAATTTAGATGTCATTTTTTATAAATCTAAAATATTTTTTTGTTCTTCTTTCAATTTAATTATTTTAATTGCAAGTTCATTATATTTAGAAATTTGTTCTGGTTTCAACCAAATTGCATTTCTAGGAATAGACTCTTTATCATCAATATTAATTTTTCTGAATATACCATTTTCTTTTACATATGGAAATAAACCTTTACTTTTATTCACATGATAAGTAGCTGACATATTTCCACTACCAACTAAATCACTAAAAATAATATATTTAGATTCATATTCATATATTTTTAAATGTTTCATTTATTTTATATCATTTTTATATTGTTCGTTAACAAATTTTTCAAAATTATAAATTCTTGATTCTTTTTTACTTTTTTTAACACGTTTAGGAAGTCCTTTATGCTTTGTTGATGCAAAATCTGTAGCATCTTTTTTACTAATATGCTTCGCAATTTTTTTAATTGTAGGTGAAGCATCTTTCAATTCACCTTTTTGATATGCATGAATCATACCAAAAAGTCTCTGCTGGGATTTAGATTTTGAAGGAATAATATTAGGATTATTTTTATTTCAATGTACTTAATTTAGATAAGCCATAATATATATCGATAATTCGAACTTTTAGGCATCCTAAAGTTTGGGAATTAAAAACTGCTGTCGATGGTTTCTGGAGCAAACAGGTGATCCAGAGTTCCTGACCACGCTTAACTTGTTTTAAACTTAAATCTGTATTCAGAACAGGTCCTCCAGCTATTTCATCTAATTTTTTAATTTCTTCCTCGTCTGTAATTACTCCAGTAATTTGAACTATATTAACTGGTCCAGTTACTTTTTCATATTCACCGTTATCTAATTTAGATAATGCTATAATATCATCAGATAAAGGTTCATATTCTTGATATTTATCAAATTTTTTAACCTTATTAGATTTAAAATCATCAAATTTTGTTGTTATATCTGACATTATTATAATTTATTTTTATTAAATAGCTGACATTTTAGGTTGATAATCAATTAAAAAATTTAATATTTCATCTAAACATTCAGTCACATGATTAATATCTCCAACATAACCATAATCACTTGGATTATTAATTTGCTTATTTGACATATTATTTAATGATGATTTTATAGTTTCTAATTTAACAAGAGCAAAATTATATTCTATGTCAAATTGTCTTTTTGCTTCAAGATTTTCTTTAATTAAATCTTCGTCTAAGTGTGTAAATTTTTTCATTATTCTTCAAATTTTTTTATCATAGTTGGATCTTCATCAGCTTTTAATCCTGTAATATCGCCATCTGCTGCTAATTCATCTTCTTCTATTTCATTATCAGTTACTTCATCATCAATTACGCGAATTTCTGAATCTTCAACTTTTACAAATGTATAATCAGACAATTCTTCAATTATGTCTTCTTCAGTTACTTCTTCATCTGTAAAATTATTTACTATATTATGAATATCATGTATAGTTAAAACATAAACTCCTTCTTCAGTACCTTCAATTTCAATAGTCGCTTCATTGAGTTCGTAATCTGTATATTTTTTAATTTCTTTCATTTTTCATTTTTTATTTTCATCTTAATTTAAATTTTTCTAATAAATATTCTTTATATTTTGATATTATTTTTTCTACTAATAATTCATCATCAAATTTTTTATTATCAATATCATAAATTTGTTTATCATTTATTTTTATATTGATATTATTTTCATTATCGTCTTTGAATATAGATAGTTTTCCTTTTACTTTATCTCCATTAGATAAGCTTATGACTAAATATGTTCTATATATTAAATTAATATTTATAAAATCTTTATTGTTAAAATATCCACTTATTTCAGTTAATCTGATTGGTTTAGGACTATTTTTTCTTCTATATGTAATTATAGAAAGTTCTTGAGTTAATTTATCAATAAGTTCATTATTTTCATTTTCAATATCAATTTTTATATCACTTAAATCTATTTTTTCGTATAAATTTTTAAATTTTGTTATCATATTGTATAATATTAAATTCAGATTCATTTTTTTTACTTTTAGAAGAATTATTAGAACGAGTTGTTATACATAAATTTTCAATATTAGATATCTCATCAGATGATATATTATTATCAAATCCATATCTTATAGATTTTTTATGATCCATCGTTGGATATTTTTTATCATTACTGTCTAATTTAAAATTATCTAAAATATATTCATTAGAATAATAATCATAACCATTCCAATTATCTAATAATTCTTTCTTATTTTTTAATGTTTCACTGTAAACTTTTAAATAATAATTTTTAAAATCAGTTCTATCTTCTTTTCTTAACCATAATCCACTTTTTATATGAGAAGTCAATACTTTATTTCTAACTTCTTCATTTAAAAATGAATATTTTGTTCCATATTTTATTAAATTAGTTTTCTTAGTTTTTTCTATATTGTTGTAATTCTCATCACCGTATTTTTCTAATTTTGTTATTTTTGATTTTTCGATAAAATATTTTGAGCCAAATGTATTTTTTACACCATATTTTTTCAAATTTGTAATATCATTTTTTTCAAATTTACATTTATTGCAAGTATCAAAATCAAATTTTTTACGTTGATTTAAATATTCTTGATATGTTATATTTTTAATTTCACCACATCTATCACAAATAATATTTACTCTAAATTTACTATTTTCAGATAATTCATTACAGTTTATTTCTATAATTTCACCATATTTATTATCGTATCCTAATTTTTTGAAATGTTTAATATTTTTATTATTTAGTTTAATTTTAATTTTTTCTATTATTAACATAACTTTATTATTTTTTAAGAATTAGGTAAAACGAAATCATTTGTAATCTGATTTGGATTAGCTGCAGGTGAATAATCTGTACTGCATGGCTGCTCAGAAGTCCATGCGGGTTTATATGGCTCTTTGATAGAGTCAGTTTTATTTATGACCATATTATTATCAAACGGAATAGGTCTTTGATGAGGAAATGGATTATTTGCAACATCAAATGAAAATTGACGATGAATACCATCTTCTGTTATTATTTTAACTGGAACCACTTCTCTTTTATCAGTTTTAGGTACTTTGTACATAATTAAAACAGTATCGCCTAAATCAAATCCTCCTGTTTGTTCGAATAATTTAAATTTTGTTATCATTATAATTTATTGTTTTTATAAGAATTTTTATATTGTTTGAATTTTTCAATATCTTTATTTGTTCCAAGAATATGAATTTGTTCCACTTCGTCTACAACTGCATCCATTACACCAGATTCTTTTCCTAATCCAATTTCTTGAAAATCTTCAATACTTGCATGATTTCCAGAATCTGCCAATTCTTTCCAATTTGTGACTGTAAAAATAACTCCATCTTTATCATTACCCCATGTTTCCTTTATTGATTTTCCTAAATATAATTTATCATCTTCCTGAGTATTTAATATATTCATAGGATTAACAATATTCAGAACAACAGCTTTTGTGTTTAATCCGTATCCTTTTGAATATTCTAAAAACTCTGAAAAATAAAAACCTCTACCAAATGCGCCAACATCACTTGTAGTTCCAAAAAATTTCTTATCAAATACATCAAAAGCATTTTTAGATGAATGAAATAATATTTTTTTTATCTTACTATTATGGAAAATAGTATTTATATATGATGAGTACTCTAATTTTGTTCCTATATCATTAAGTTCAGGATGTTGATTATATATAAAATCTACTCCTTTTTTTATATTTTCATTATTTTCATTCGAAAAATATTCAAATATTTTAAATTTTGTTATCATTTTTATAAATTATATTTTCTTATACTAATTTCAAGTCTTTTTTCTGGTGTAAAGTATGTATTAATCACATTTCTTATTTCCTCCTGAGCATAATTATCAATTTTCGCCCTATCATCAATATAAATAATTTTTTCTTTATTGATATCTATTTTTGCTATAACTTCTCCATCTTCATCTTCATTGTTTGTTTCCCAAGCATCAAAATAAATATATTCATCATCTTCATAATCAGAAGTGATAGCTAACCATATACTATTTTTACTTTCAAAATATTTTAAATATATCATATGTTATATTTTTTAGAGTTTATTAATATTTCTAATTCTTCTTTATTACTAGACCAAAATTTTAAATCTGAAAAATTAAAGCTTCTATCACCATCTTTATTAAACATAGTTACAATCAAATCTGGTATTATTTTTAAATCAAATCTAATCACATAAAATTTTTCAGTTCCTCCGTGAGATATATAAGTACTTTCAATTTTACCAATATTTGATTTTATAAACTCATAAAAAACTTTACTACTAAATGAAAACTCCACTTCATTAATTATAACATAATCTCCAATTTTTGGTGATGTACTAATATTTTCAAATAATTTAAATTTTGTTATCATATATTATATTTTTGAGTATTTATCATCAATTCTAATTCTTCTTTATTTTCAGACCATAATAAAATATCTTCTATATCAATACATATTTTACCTCCATCATATGAAAACCAGTAATGATCACCTCCAGAAATATTATATAACTTTCCTATTTCATATGGCTTAACTTTCACATAACTATTAGTATGATTTTTATCTGTTGTTATAAAATCACCTATTTTTAATCGTCTATTTATTGATTCAAATAATTTAAATTTTATTATCATAATTAAAAATCTGGCTTTATTTCTGTATTCGAAGGTAATTCTGCACCTTCGGAATTTTCTGTTGATATTTTATCTCCAGTTTTAATTTCAACCATATTGCTATCCGCCCAATCATAAATATCATCCCAAACAGAAGTACTTTCTTCAATTTTATCTTTATTTTTAGTCATTCTTTCTATTAATTCTTGTAATTTAACCCATGAATTTTGAGATGTTTGTTCAATTATTAAATCTTTTTGATTATTTAAAAAATTAATATAATTTTCATTAAATTTTGTTAATTCATTAATATTTTCATATAATGAATCATTCCAAATTTTGGAAATATCTAAAATTAATTTCCAATTTAGCTCTTGTTGTTGCTCAAATATTTTAAATTTAGTAATCATATATACTATATATTAAATATATATATTGAAAATAAATACAACATATTTATTTTTATATATAGTAAAAAATAAGTAAATTTTTAATGCCAAATATAATAAGAATAAGAAATTTAGATACTGAAAACAATATAACTGGAGGACTTATATTTCCTGTTGATTATAGTGGAGATACCTCAAATCAAGGATATACATCTAATATTAAACAAATAAATTTAGATCAAATTAAAAATTTTGCACTTTCTAATTATACTGGTGCAACAAGTGGTACTTCTGGAACATCTGGATTTAATGGTTCTTCTGGTAATAATGGAACTAGTGGAAGTTCTGGTATATCACCTTGTCATGGATATCAATCTAATATCATTGTGATATCAACTACTTACGTAGCACCAACAGCTTTAACTATAACAAGCATACCTAAAATTGAAAGTTTACCAATATCAATACCAACATCAGAAAATAGCGGAATTTGTTATATAACTACAGGAACTACAGGCGTAACTTTTTTTGTTACTGGTATGACAGGATTTACAGATTATTCATATGAATGGTATTTAAATGACAATTTAGTTAATTTAGGTAATTTATATACATTATTATCACCAAATAATAATGATAAAGTATATTTAAATCAAGTAACATGTAATAATGTTAATAATATAATGGTAGTTGGTTATTGTTCGGATTGTAATTCTGGTACGACAGGTACATTTAGATACAGAACAGATATATATAATTCATATTTAGAAATGTGTATGCAGTCTGGTTCTACTAATTATGTTTGGGTTCCAATAGTATCAAATACGTGGACTACAACAATTGCGCCTATAACTACAACTACTACAACTACGGCGTCATCAACTACAACTACAACTACATCTTTACCAACTACTACAACTACAACTACATCATCATCTAATTTATTAGTGTTGAATGCTATTAATTTAATATCAGGAAATTTATGGTTCACTTTTAATCCAGGTTCTTTACCAATTACAGTATTAGGTAATCAATATTCAACAGATGGAGGTTTAACATTTACACCAGTATCAAATCAAACAGGAGGATATAGTCCAGTGAATTTCGGTAGTGCTACAAATTATCCAAGAGTACCATTAGTATTTAAAATTTATGATTATACAAATAATAGATATTCAAATACTTATGCATACGATAATACATTAGTAACTACTACAACAACAAGTACAACAGCAGCTATGTTTCAATATACAATTATAAATAATAGTCAAAGTAATACTTACGCACATTGGATAAATTATAATCATGAAGATCAAAGTATATTATTAGAAAAACAAGGAGGTACAATAACAGTATGCTGTTATTCTGTTATACCTAATAGTTTACTAACATTTAGTTATGTAATAGGTTGTGAAGAAGTTTAATAGTTACACAATTAATAAAAATTAAATTGAATTAATGCCAAATATTATAAGAATTCGAAATTTTGAAAAAGAAAATTATTTAAATAATAATCTTATTTTGCCTGTTGATCATATAACATATGGCACGGTTAGTAAGAAAATAAATTTATATCAAATAAATGATTATATATTTTCTGGATTTACTGAATCTAGTTCAAGTGGCACAAATGGTACAACAGGTATTGATGGAGTTATTGGTATAAGTGGACAAGATGGTACATCAGGAATGTATTCATCATCAGGCTTAACACATGAGGTTAAAATATTAAATTATTGTGATGAATGTAATTCAGGAATAACTGGTACATTTAGATATAGAACTAATCAAAATAATTCTTATTTAGAAATGTGTATGCAAATAGGTAGCAATAATTACTCATGGGTTAATTGTATTTCTAATACTACAACTACTATTGCTCCGACAACTACAACTACTACTATTGCTCCGACAACTACAACTACTACTATTGCTCCGACAACTACAACTACTACTATTGCTCCGACAACTACAACTACTACTATTGCTCCGACAACTACAACTACAACGACTTCTACTCCATATTATTATTATGGTGGATCAGCTAGTGGATTTGCATCTAATTCTACATTAGCTTGTACTTCATTTTCAATAGGTAGATTTTATTATACTACTGCGTCATCAATAATAATAAATACAACCATATTATATGATGATTTTACATTAACAACTCCAATAACAGGACACTCTGATAGTACAAATGATGGATATTTATCATTAGAATTAAGTGGATTAGTACCTAAAATTTGGATACATTTAGATAATACTGGATTAATAATTGGAACAGGATTATGTTAATAAAAATAAAATATAAACTATTTGATTATTTTTTAATATATTAAATAAAAATAATTTAATTTATGACTAATCCTAAAGTTAGTGTTATTATGGCATCATATTTATCTGCATATCCAGGTGGAGCTTATAATAGAGATAAAAAATTTATACGTGCTGTAAATAGTTTTAAAAAACAAACTTATAAAAATATAGAATTGATTATAGTATCTGACGGCTGTCAATTGACTATTGACCTATATAATAAGTATTTTTCTTCTGATATAAATATAAAATTAATACAAATTCCTAAACAGCAATTATATTCAGGTGAAATGAGAAATATCGCATTCCAACTTGCAGATGGAGATATAATATCATATTTAGATTCAGATGATATTTTAGGACCTAATCATATTCAAAAAATAGTGGAACAATTTGATTTAGATAACTATGATTTTGTTTTTTATAATGATTATCTAGTACTCGATAGTACATTTAAAAAATTACAAATGAGAATTGTTGAGCCTCGTTGGGCTAGTATTGGAACAAGTTCAATAAGTCATAAAAATTTAAAAGAGTTAAATAACTGTTGGTCAGAAGGTTATGGTCACGACTGGTTATTTATTTTTAAATTAGTAAGTATGGGATTAAAATTTAAAAAATTGAAAATAGTTCCAGAATACTTGGTTGCCCATTATAGCAATGCAGATTATTAAAAATAAACAGTTTATAAATTATGACATATGAAGAATATATAAAAGATAATCTAATAAATTCTGTTTATATAGATGATGATCCTTCTAAAGGTTTTATAGAATATTTAGAAGAACCTCATTATTCTGATGATTATGTAAAATATATTTCAGATAATATGGTGAATCATATAAATATTACAGCAGCACGAGTAGAATATGAATTAGATCAAATTAACAATAAACTTAAATATGATAGAATAAAAAAATTAAATAAATTAAAACAAATTTCTGAATATGAAAACAATTGAAAAATACGAAAAAACTGATACTAAAAAATTGAAGTTGATGTTTAAAAAATATGAAGAATTATTAGAAAAAAATGAGTTAGAAATTGACAAATTAAAATATGAAAATAAAAATTATTTAAATTTAAAAGAAATTAGTGATGATTATGAAATTGATATAAATATAATTAGAATGATATTAACTAAAAGGATGTGGTATCAAGAAAATTAGTAAAAAAGAGTGATAATTTAAATTATTACTCTTTTTTTATTTTTATGAAGATGATTTTTTTATATATAATAATATGAAAAAGTTGACAACACAAGAATTTATTGAAAAATCAAATATTGTGCACAATTATAAATATGATTATTCATTAGTTGATTATAAAAATAATAGAACTGATGTTAAAATTATTTGTCCTGAGCACGGAGAATTTAAACAGAAACCTGATAAACACATAAATGAAAAACATGGTTGTCAAATATGCGGAGGTACATTAAAATTAACAACTAAAAAATTTATTAAAAAATCCGAAGATATACATGGAAATAAATATGATTATTCATTAGTTGACTATAAAGGATCTCATAATGAAGTTAAAATAATATGTCCAATTCATGGTAAATTTGAACAATTACCTTATGTTCATTTAGAAGGATGTGGATGCCAATTATGCGGAATAACAAAAAATGATTTTATAAAAAACTCTAAAAAAATTCACAATTATAAATATGATTATAGTTTAACTAATTATACAAACTCATACACTAAAGTTAAAATAATATGTCCAATACATGGCGAATTTGAACAATTTCCTCAAGCACATTTAGATTTTGGTTGTACTTTGTGCAATAAACAAGAAAATTTTATACAAAAATCTAAAATAAAACATAACAATAAATATGATTATTCATTAGTTGATTATGTAAGTAAATATAATGAAGTTAAAATAATATGTCCAGTACATGGTGAATTCGAACAAGAACCAGTATATCACATTAGAGGTAATGGTTGTAAAAAATGCGCTGATGATAAAAAAAAATCAAATACAGAATTTTTTATAAAAAAAGCTAAAAAACTACATGAAAATAAATATGATTATTCATTAGTTGATTATATTGGAGTTTTTAATAAAGTAAAAATAATTTGTTCAAAACATGGTATATTTCAATTGACACCTAATGATCATATAAATTGTAATAAAAGAGGATGTCCATATTGTAAAGAGAGTAAAGGAGAAAATATAATTTTTAAATATTTAATAAAAAATAATATATTTTTTAGAAGACAAGAAAAATTCGAAAAATGTATCAATAAATTAAAATTATCATTTGATTTTTATCTACCTACACACAAAATATGTATAGAATATGACGGAATTCAACATTATGAATCTATTGATTATTTTGGTGGAGATAAAAAATTAAAAAATACAAAAATAAATGATAATATAAAAACGAATTTTTGTTCTAATAATAATATTAAATTAATTAGAATTAAATATGATGAAGATATTTCAGAAAAATTAAATAATGAATTATCAGATATATTAAAATTTAATATATAAAAATAAAATAAAAAATATGTCAACTCCATTATATAAGAGTCTTAAATCACGTGGTACTTCATTTTATGCATTTCCTTCTGCATCTTCAGATATAAATTTAGCAAATTATAATGATTATTACAATTTAAATTTTACAAAATTTGCATTATTAAATATTCCTAAGCAAACATTATCAAATAATAGTATGAATGATGGTGTTATGGAATTTATACCAAAATCAAATTCAGGTGATGCACCTTTTTATTGTGATGATCCAAACACATCAAAACCTACATTATTATCAGATCAATTAGTTGAATCTTTGAGAAATTATGTTGCGAATTATGATACAGTTTTACATGAAAGTAGAATAAATACAAATACTGATTTTTATAATATTGCTGAAAGATATACACCAACTGAAGAAATTTTCTGGAAATGGGTCAGAAAATTAAATATGATAGATTTTGAGCCAGCGGTACATAAAGTCGATTGGGATAAAAATTTAACTGATTTTGATAATACTAATAATTCAACTATTAATAATACAGATTATTTTCGTGAATATTTATGGAAAGAAAGAGAAATTATTGATTATAGCACTACTTGGGTAGAAGAAAGTACAGATGATTATCAAGGTAGTGATGGTTATCATACTCCAAAATTCACAATATCAGGTCAAACCGCAAAATTTAAAGTTGGAGATAAAGTTATTTTAAATAGTAATATTTCTGCTGATATATCTAATTTACCTGCAATAACGTTTGGTTATTCTTATAAAATAGCATATATAGAATTTTCAAGTGGTAATACTTATATATGGATAGATACAAATTTTCAAGGTCAAAGTGAAACTTCACTTATAGGATCTGTATTCGATTTAGATTATCATAAATTAATTGAATATGTAGGTGAAATTAATCAAATAACTAATATACAAACTGCATCAAGAGTTGGTCAAGAAGTAACTGCATATATTCCAAATCAAGGAGGAGAGACTCCTACTATTTTATTTGGAATAAGAAGTAATACAAATTATTATCCTAATTTGGAAATACCAATACTATCAGATGAAATTCAGACTGAAATTATTGGAGCTGAAAGTTTAAATTCAATAATAAGAACAAATCCTCAAGATTATCCTGGATCATTTTATGGACAATTTGATACTGCCGATAATACATATATATGCTCAGATGGAGATAATATGAGATATCAAGGTGATTATTATGGTATAAATTTAACTAATAATACAGGATTAAATGCTGATGATTATATTGAAAAATTAACAGATTTTAATTCTAATGATATTGATGGAGTTTTTCTTGATGTAGATAGAACTCATTATTATAAAATGAATATCGCTGGATTGGAGTGTAAAAATTTTGATGAATTTAGTTCATTATCAATTCAAGGACAAGCACCTAAAGATTTTGAATTTAATGCAATATTATGGTATTATGAATTAGTTGAAAAAGATAATAATAATAATATTAACTCGTATGTTAATTTATATGGTATTGAATTTTTAAATAATCCTGATAATGATGATGATAATTTCGCAACACAAATAACACCATACAATAAATTAGTTACAAATGGAGTTCAAGATGGATTATCTTATATGTTTAATTTGAATATTAATTACAATATAGATAATGATGTTGAACCGCTAACTTATGATCCAACAACTATTTATAATATGTTTGGATTTGATATGTATAATGAAATGATGAAACGATTTTATCAAGTAAATGAAAACTTTATTAATATTATAAATCAATTTGTTAGAATGAATTTGGATATACAAGAAATAAAAAGTTTAATTTATTCACAAACAGATATAGATGCTTTAAAAAGTCAAATGTCTAACATGCAAAATCTTTTAACATTATATTCAACTAATCAATTTGTTGATTCTGATTCAACTGCGATATCAGTTGATTATTCTGGAATATATCCTAAATTAAAAATGAATGTTATAACTGTTGAATATGATGAAATAGAAAATATTAGTATATCAGAAGTTTATAATTATAACTTATCAAATACAGGAGCATCTTATCCAATTTCAGCATCATTTACTAGTAATATGTTATTAAATATTATAAATGATAATATATCCACAAAAGGAGGTAATGCTATTATTATGTTAGATCAAGATCTTAAAAATAAACAAAAATTGGATATTTTAATTGAGCCTAAATATGCTCAATATATTCAAAAATTATATTTTAATATGATGTTTAATTATAATGACACATCATCAGAAATAAATATTTTTTATACAGATTTACCAAAAGATATAGTAACTGGAAAATATGTAAATTTAACACCAGAAAAATCTGTATTTGATGATAGTTTTTATTTAAATGAAAATATATATGTTAATTGTACTGATGTATATACAGGAAATACATTATGTGTTGAAGGAGAATATGTAGAATTAATATTAACAGAAGATATGTTTAAATCTGGTAATACTATATATGTACAAAATCTATATTTTAAAGACACATTTGGTAATGTAATAGATTATAGTGGCGCATATACAATAATGAATAAAGTTGGTATAAATATAACAATAAGCTTATTACAATCTTCTGTATGCGGATATATATCCATAGGACAGCCAAGAGTTAGTTATTATAGAGGATTACAAGTTACTATACTTAGAGTAGATGGAACGAATACTTCTACATTTGCAGATAGATATAACATAACATATAAAATAATTTAACATATGAATATATCAATAGAAGATTTAGTTAATAAAATAAAAAACGTATTTGATACTACAAAAGTATTATCGGTAGATACAATTTATGAGAAAATTTTAAATTCAGAAGAATTAAGATTAGTAATATCAATAAATAAAATTTTATATGATGATATTAATATCATTTATACAAAAATAATATTTACAACTGATAATATAAAATCAAAAATAACTAAAAATTATTTTACTTATTTATATGATATTAATTGTGAATATGTTAGAATTGAATTTTCAGATTTAGAAGATTTTGAAAATAAAATAAAAAATATATTTAAAGAAAATAAATTTGGAGAAAATATTAAAATTTTATCACAATTTATTAAATCACCTGCGACATTAATTAATAAGTGGTTTGATAATAATGAAATTTCTAAGATATCAGTAACTAATGTTGATAATAAAAAAATATCTATAATGCCTTGTAAATCTATATATTTTAATTTTGAAATATCATTAAGTAATAATCAAATTGTAGATTTAACTATCACAAAAAATGTAGATGATGAATATAATTTTAAATTTGAAATATTTAAAAAAATATATGAAGATAAAGAAGATAATCTTAAAAATTTAGTCGAAACAATTGGAGAAAATTTAAAAAAATATATTAAATAATTAAAAAAAAATATAAAAAGAGTGGCAAGAATTTCAAAACTTAATAGAATATTCAATAGCATAGAATTGAATTATGCAAATTTAACAAATCAGTTAAATAATTGGATAAGTGCAACTTATAAAAAATCTAGCATTCTTTATAATTCTGCATCGCCATACGGACAAATTTTAACTATGGTTAAAGAGATATTTATTCAAAATATACTATATGTAAAAAATGCAGTTAGACAATTAGATATAGATCAAGCTGTTACTATTAGAACTATTAGAAATATCGCAAGAATATCAGGTTGTAATCCATCAAGAGCAATATCAGCTAAAGGAACTCTAAAATTTAAACTTAAACAAGGAGTCGATGTTAGTCAGGTATCAGGCGGAATAGTTATAATTTATAATGAAACTCAATTAAAAAATAATACCAACAGCCTTTATTATTCGATTAAAACAGGAACATATAGAAATTATTATACTCTTAAAACTGGATGCCAATTTTTTATTAATGTGGTTCAAGGAAAATATGAAACCCAAACATTCACAGGAGATGGTACATTATCTCAATCGTTTCAAGTCGTTGTTAGTAATAATTCAACAATTGATAATTTTGATTTTCAAATATCACTAAATGGAATAACTTTACAAATAAGAGATCATTTATATGATATGCTACAAGATGAATATGCTTGTTATACAAGAACTGGATTTAATGGTGGAATAGATATTTATTTCGGTAATGGAAATAATGGATGTATTCCTGATATTGGCTCTGTTATAGATGTTAAATATTTAACTACAAATGGATTATCTGGTAATATATTAAACAATAATATTAATGATTTTACTTTTATTGATGATATATATGATAGTGATGGTAATGTTATACAGGCTGGAAATTTGTTTGATATTTATATAGAAACAGATATAATTTTTGCAAGTGATGGTGAAAGTATAGAATATACAAGATCAATAATTCCTTATGTATCAAGAAATTTTGTTCTTGCTACTCCTGATCAATTTATATATCATCTAATGAAATTAAATATGTTTTCAAAAGTAAATGCTTATAATACATTAGATACAATTAAAATTGATCTAAATTCAAATACAGTAGATGATATTAATATAAACCAAATGTATTTATATTTAATACCAAGAATAACAGATTACTTTTCTTCAAATATTAACTATTTTAATATTCCATTTGATTATTTTTATCTTGATCAAGATCAAAAAAATAGAATAATAAGCTATCTTAAAATGGAGGGAATACTTAGTATATCTTCTATAATTAATATTATAAATCCAATAATAAAAAAATATATAGTGAATATTTTTATTATAAGATATGATGATACATCAGAAGATAATATAAGAGAGCAAGTTCTTGATACAATATCAACATATTTTGCATCATATAGTAGATATGATAAAATTGTAAAAGCAAATTTGATTACAGAATTAAAAGATATAGATGGTATAGATTCTTTAAACTTAGAATTTATAAGTAAAGATAATGAGGATTATATTAGAACTGGATCTATATTATCATCAACCAATACAAGTGTATTACAATCAACATATACATCAAATTCAAATTCTGTAAATGTGTCTACAAATGCATATCAAAATATAACTACAGCAACAAATAATGTAAATTCAACAAGTTCAAACAGTAGTAATACACCCACAACACCAAATTATTCTAGTTCAATAGTTGGTAATTCAAATTCATCAGCATCTGTTGGAAGTAGTACAGTTGTTTCATATAATAGCACAGCACAATATGATGCATCAAAAGTAATTGGATTAGATCCAATTCTAGGTGATATTATTATAGGAAATAACGAATTAGTAGTATTAAGAGGCGGTTGGATAAATAGAAATGGTATATATTTTGGAGAAGATCCTACCGCAACGTCAGGATTTAGTACTGTTAACATAATATGGAAAGGAGTCACATATAGATAATTATTATGAAATATATAAAAACATTTGAAAAAAAGACACTAATGTATGATGTTGGCGATTATGTTTATGTCGTTGGATACCCTGATATTAATAATTTTTGCCAAATATATAAGATTAATAAGTATATATCAAAAGGTGAATGGGATTATATGATAAATTTTTTTGATGAAGACGGATATCATTCATCTTCACTTGGAATGTATATTGATGAAAATGATATAACAAGAAATTTAACAAAAGAAGAAATATTAGAATTTGAAACAATAAAAGATACATTAAAATTTAATTTATAATTAATCAGATAAAAATTCATTAAATATTTCTTCTTTATTATCCAATACAAAATTGTGTATATAATAAGCTAATTTTTTATAATTTTTATATTCATATATATTATTAAGATTATAATCTATTAAAAATTTATCATCACAAGATAATAAATATTCATCTTCTTTATCAAACCAATAGCCAAATTCATATATTTTATCAACAACTTTCATTGATAATAATACAGCCACACCATTATTTATTTTTCCTATATAATCTATTATAGATATGAAATTTGATTCTTCCATTTGTAATATATATTTTTTTATATATATAATAAAAATAAGGTTTAAAAATGGCTCTAAATGATGTAAAAGATTTTGTCATAAGATATCCTGGTCATCCAAAATACGTTCCAGGTAAAATTATAGAAGACGACGATGTTGAAGTTATAGTTCAAAAATTAGAAATGATTCTATATACTAAAAAAGGAGATGTATTAGGAGATGAAGATATGGGATCAAATTTAGAATATTACCTATGGCAAACAAACGTTACAACAGGTACACTGAAAAATATAATAGGTGAACAAATACAAACATATATACCAGAATTATTAGTATTAGGATATACTTTCGATCTGTATCTATATGAAGGTACTCTACAAGATATTTTACGACTAGATTTTATTATAAAAGGATATAATATAGAATTTATTTATGAATAAAAAAAATTATGAATTATGGCTGAACAAAAAAACGAAGATTTTATATTAACAACTGAACTTGTTAACGATATAACAACAAGAGAAAATTTAGGTAAACGTTTAACTAGATTCGAAAAACTTTGGTTCTCTAATATGAGAGGAATTCGTAAAGCAAATTTAACATTTGCTATGACCGAACTTGAATTTGAAGAATATATAAAATGTAAAATAAATGTTCAATATTTTGCTGAACATTATTGTCAAATAAAAAGAGAAGATGGATCAATTGGTCCTATGACTCTTCGTGATTATCAAAAAGATATTATTGACCTTTATACAAAAAATCCAAGAAGTATACTAATGGCAAGCCGGCAAACTGGTAAGTGTCTGACTTTCAGTACTTTAACTAATATTGAATTTAATGGAAAAATTATAAATATTCCAATTGGAATATTATATTATAATGAATTAAAAAAAGAAAGAAAATTAACTCTGATTGAAAAAATTAAAATATTATTATATAAGATAATATGTATATTATCATAAGTTTTCCTATTTGTCTAAAAGCGACCATGTTTTATTTATATATAAAAATAAAAAATGAAAGAAGAAAAAGATGAATTTGTAGTTTGTAAAGTTTGTGGGTTTAAATCAAAAAGAATATATGGTAGGCATCTAAAATCTCATAATATAACATCTGAAGAATATAAAAAAATGTTTCCTGGAGAACCATTATATACTGAAAGTGATAATAAAAATACATCAAAAAATAGTGGAAAACATATGAAAGAAGAAAAATATAAAATTATGTTTTCTGAAAAAATAAAAGGAGATAAAAATCCAAATAGTAAATTGAATACTACATTAGAACAGAGAAAGTCGAGATCTCCATTTTCTAATAATTTTATTAAATATTCAAAATTAACTGAGAAAAAAAGAGAAAAAACTTTAAAATTGTTTATTAAAGAAGTTTGTGATAAAAAAACATATGAAGTTAGATTAGATTATTGGATTAATAAAGGATATTCTGAAGAAGATGCGTTATTAAAATTAAAAAAAAGACAAACTACATTTACATTAGAAATATGTATTCAAAAATATGGAGAAATTGAAGGTAAGAGAATATATACTGAGAGACAAGATAAATGGCAAGACTCATTATTAAAGAACGGAAATTTAAAATATGGTTATTCAAATATATCTCAAGTTCTTTTTAATTTTATATTAGAATATTATACGTTTGAAAATAAAGAACAGGTATATTTTGCTACAAAAAATCAAGAATATAGATTAGAAAAAGAAAATGGAGGAGTTTGGTTATATGATTTTGTAGATTTAAAAAATAAAAAAATAATAGAATATAATGGTGATCAATATCATGCAAATCCAAATATATTTGAACCTAATGATTTTCCACATCCTTTTATAAAAGATATGACTGCTCAAGAAATTTGGAATAAAGATGAAAGAAAAAGAAAAATTGCAGAAAAAAATGGATTTGATATGCTAATTATATGGGATTCAGAATATAAGAGTCAAAAAATTAATACTTTAGAAAAGTGTAAAAAATATTTAAATTTATAAAAATAAAAAAGAAGACTATTTAGTCTTCTTTTTTATTTTTATAAATTATAATTTCTGGATATTTGTTCATTATCACAGTTTCTAATTTTTGTAATGTTGAGTTTATTTTTTCATCCCACTTATTTTCATATTTATCTATATTAAATTTGTTATTATTATGAAATGATATTTGTTCACAACCAGGTAGGTCAAAAAATATTATAAATTTTATATTATTATCAGAATTGTGATATCCAACTTTCCAATTATTAGTTTTAAATAACTCTATCAATTCTGATATCATTTTAGATTTTTTAATATAATTTCTATTTGAATATTCACCATGATATTTTTTAGCTTGAATATTAGTATCTTCAATTTCTAATAACAATCTAATTGCTTTTGCAAAAATATCATATTTTGATATTTTATTTAATCTCCTTTTGATTTTATTCGTTCCAATATTACAGAAATTATCTCTATTATATTTCAATTGTTGAACCAGTTCATTATTTTTTATGTTAGTAAATTCTTTAGATTTAATTAGTTTATTTGCTTCATCTTTAAGAATATTAATTCTATTTTTAAAATCATGATCATTTATATATAATAAATCAGATACATTATTGGAACCATGAATATTAGATTCATATAATATTATTAATCTATCTCGTTTGACTCTTAATTTTTTAACAATAGCATTAAATCCAAAAACATTAATTTGATGACGTAGTTGATATAATTTTTCAATTTTCTCATCATCATAATCATCATCATAAAAATAATGATTAAAATAATTATCATAACTCATATATTTAATAATAAATTAATCTAACTATATTATTAGATTTGAGCAAGTGACCTGATTTGAACAGGATTCTCCAACTGGACGCTGAATACATTAACATATGCTATCACTGCATTTTAATAATATAGTAGTACTTTTTTAAAAAGTTTATTTACATTTTATCAAATCCACAAATAATATCATCATCTTTAACTCCACAATATATTTCATATTTATCTGGCTTAGAATTAGTTACATATGAAATATATACATCATTTGCATTAAGTTGTGTATATGTAAATTTATTATTTTCATTTCTAAGTAAAAACCCATATTTTTTGAAAAATGTATTTTTACCTGATTTTTTATATAAAGATATATCTGACGTTGGTACACTAAATGTGGCGCCTATTATAACATTTTTTTCTATTAATGAGTAAATTAATAGTTTTAAATTTAAGAATGTATTTTCATATATAAACCCATTTTCACTACTACTTAATTCTACATTTTTTATCTCTTTTAAAAATTTTTTGTGAATATTTGAATCTTTTTTCATTATACAAATATCATATGATGAATTTTTATATTTTGGATGATCATATGACATTGTAAAATGTGCTGTAGTGCTCTCTATCTTAGATTCAATCAAATTTATAAATTCATCAAAATTATCATCAAAATTTAAAATTTTATTAGTTGAAATAATATCATTAGTTAAAATATTATCATATTCATTCAAATCTATTTCATCATTTGAGCTATTAAACATATTATTGTACGTGTTTATAATAGTGTCTATATCTACTAATTCAAATTTATTTGTTTTTATATCATTTCTAAATATAATAAAATCATTATCCAATAATGTTTCAAATCTTGATAATGTAGGATCTTCATCACCTAATTTTTCTGCATTTTCTATCATTTCTGATAAATCATCTTCATCAACATTGAAAATGTAATCATCAATTAAATCACCTAATTTATTATAATTTAATGAAGATTTTATTAATTTATCAGTAAATGATGTAGTACCATAAATATCCGGTATATCATTCAAAAAATGAATACTAAAATCATATAAATCTTGTAAAGTATACTGCTCTTCAGATTCTATAAAATCTAGGTTTTGTGAATCAATGTAACACAAATAATATTTATATTTATTTTTTGACATATTGATATTTTTTAATTATATATTATTTTTAACCGTTTTGTTTAATACAAATATAATAATTAATTTCCAAATAATAACATAATTATTAGTTAATTTTTATAAATAAATCAGATTACTCTTTTTTTATATATACTAAATATGATTAAAGAAAAAGAAATTAATGTAAATATCGTCGGTAGAAATGTAAATAAATATCTAAACTTAGGATATGACTGTAAAGTAGGAGATAATATTAATATAAAAATAAAAGATTTACCTTTGAATTCACATTCAAGAATAACAGCAATATGCGATAAATGCAAAGAAGAACATGATATATCATTTCAAAAATATAATAAAAATATTAAAAATCAAAATTTTTACACTTGTAAGAAATGTTCTAATATAAAAGCAAAAATAACTAATATAAATAGATATGGTTATGAATCTCCATTACAAAATGAGAATATTTATAATAAATTAAAACAAACAAACATTGATAAATATGGGGTAGAAAATACATTTCAATTTGATGAATTTAAAGAAAAAATAAAAAGTACAAATCAAGAAAAATATGGAGTAGATTATCCACAACAAAATAAATTAATTTTAGAAAAATCTAATATTACAAACTTAAAAAAATATGGAGTAAATAGACCTGCACAAAATATAGATATTCAAGAAAAATGTAAAGATACTAAAATGATTAAATATGGAAATCCATTTTTTAATAATTTAATAAAAATTAAAGGGACTAATTTTGAAAGATATAATGTAGATAATGTTTCTAAATTGCCTACTCATAAAGATAATATTCAAATATATCATATCGAAAAATTATTAATAAAATATAAGTTTATAAATAGTGTTGATTATTTAAAATCAATATATTGTTGTAAATGTAAAAAAAATCATAATTATGAAATTGATATTAAATTATTTCATAATAGAATCTCTCATAATATAAATACTTGTACTATTTGTTATCCAGAAAATACATTATCTTCAATAAAAGAAAAAGAATTGCTTAATTTTATTAGAGAAAATTATAATGATGATATTATTGAAAACGATAGAAAAATATTATTAGGTAAAGAATTGGATATTTTAATACCAAAATTAAATTTAGCATTTGAATTTAATGGATTATATTGGCATAGTAATATTTATAAAGACGATAATTATCATTTTAATAAAACATTAAATTGTATAAATAAAGGAATTCAAGTTATTCATATTTGGGAAGATGATTGGACAAATAACAATAAAAATATTAAAAAAATGATAATAGAATATTTAAATGATGATAATATTTTATCTGATTTAAATAATATTAAAATCGAATCATCATATTTAAATAATAATATTTTAGAAAAATATCATATTTCAGATGTATTTCCTCCAAAAAAATGGAATATAAAAAATGGAAATAGATATAAATATAACGAAAAATCAAATTTACCATATATATGTGATTGTGGATATATAAAATTAATTAAAAATAATGATTAAAGAGTTTATAAAAAATATAATATATTTCATAATTCAATTAATTGAAAAATATGAATTTAGAAATTTTAATCCAAATGAAGAAGATATAATGAAGAAATTTGTTAATACGATATTCCTTGATAAAGAAATATTAGTAGAAACAGATTACGGATTCGTACCAGTCACAGAAATGAATATCACTCAACCATTTCAAAGATATAGATTAGAATTAGAAAATGAATTATGGTTAGAATGCGCTGATACACATACAATATATTGTAAAGATCATGAAATAAAAATGTTAATAGATTTAACTACAGATGATTATATTTTAACTAAAAAAGGTGAAAGTAAAGTTAAAAAAATCACCAAATTAAAAACTAAAGTGAGTATGTTTGATTTATCTATAGATACACCAGAAATGAGTTACTATACAAATGATATACTTTCACATAATACTGTTTCCGCAGCCATTGTGCTTCTTCATTTCGTGTTATTTAATGATGATAAAGGATGTATGGTAGTTGCGAATAAAGGAAAAACAGTAAAAGAAATCATAAGAAAAATAAAAGATATTTATAAATTAGTACCTTTCTTTCTTAAAAAAGGAGTAACTAACTGGAATGAAACTCAGATAGCATTTGAAAATAATTCAAGAATACAAACAGAAAATAGAACCAAGGATCCCTCGATCGGATTTACTATAGATTTCCTTTATCTTGATGAGTTTGCACATATTCCAGACAATTTCATCAGAGATTATTATGGAGCTATTATACCAGTTGTATCTTCTGTTAATAATTCTCATATAGTAATAACATCAACTCCAAATGGTTATAATATGTTTTGGGAGTTATTTACCAATGCAGAATTACCAGAGGATGATCCTTTAAAGAATCCGTATAAGGCTATGAGGGTTTTATGGACTCAGGTTCCAGGTAGGGAGGATACAAAGATTAAGATGATGGATGCAAAATTAAAGAAATTTAATTTAGCTAAATCCACTGTGTTGCGTGAGATAAGGGATAAATATGATATTACTTTATACAAGAAGCGTATAGGAGAGGATATGTTTGATTGTGTTACGTATGACATTAAGAATGAGAAAACTCACATAGATAATATAAGAAAGATAAGGATAAATGGTATTCCTTTACCTGAACTTGCTGTTGTTAGTAATTGGCAGGAAGAGGAGACTAAATTATTATTATCGTCAGATAAATTTGATCAAGAATATGGTTTACATTTTGTCACAGGAGATAAAATTTTATTTAATAAAGATACCATAGATTTATTAAAGAGTAATCAAATTTCATTTGATAATATTAATATTAATCAATTTGAAAAATTTAAAATTCCATATGATTCATTAAAATTTGTAAAAGATTTAAATTTATTTAATGTTAATAGGGCTAAGGAATATTATACTGTAATATCAGTCGATTTATCAGAAGGTTTAGCAAAGGATTATTCTGTTATAAACATATTCAGATTAGCGTTACGAGATAAAAATGAAATAGAAAAATATCATTATGATAATTTACAAGATTTATTTAAGCTTGAGCAAATAGGATTATTCAGAAACAATTTATATTCTATTAGAGAAATTGCGCATATATTATATTTAATTGCGTTTGAATTGTTTGATCCTGAAAAAACTAAAATTGTGCTTGAATATAATACATATGGCTCTGAATTATTAGCTCATTTACCTAATGTATTTGATGGTAAGAATAATTATTCTAATTCAGTATTTTTGAGATATAAGCATAACAGGGAAGATGCTGTAGGAAAGATAGGTATGAAATTAAGTAAAGATAAGCATTTGATTATTGATAAGGAATTTCAGCAGTCTATTAGAAATAAAAAGATGATATTACATAGTGAGATAAATATAAAGGAAATTACCACTTTTAGTAAGCATGAGACACCTTCTGGACTGGTTACATACAAAGCTGAGAGCGGACATGATGATGTTGTAATGACAACGATAACACTATCCACATGCTTTGATAATATTGGATATAAAAACTTAATAGAATTATATGTTAATAATAATATTCAAGGAGATATGTTAAGATATGTTGAAAATATTACAAGTATGTCAGAAAATACTACTGGTATAATTGGAGCCCATAATAGAATATACAGAAAAAATCCAACTCTTTCTGGTTCAAGATATCCTGGAAGATAAATAATTTTATATTTTTAATAAACAATATTTCAAAATAATTATATATTAGATAAATTAAACTCAAATATAAATGACAGCAAAATTAGATTCTTATAAATTCTCAATGAATTTAACACAATTAGCATTTTTCTTAGATAAGGTTCATGATTTAACTGCGATAGACAATGAAATTCTATTGAAGATTGATAAAGAAAATATTTTATTATATGCTGCAGTAGGTGAAAAAAATAACATTAATGCATTTAAATCTTTTATATTTAAAACTGATGAAATTTTTTCATTTAGTTCGGATATAGAAAAAGAAATAAGATTTATCATAGTTAATGCTAAGAAATTTGAAACAACATTAAAAAATTATTTAGATTATCAAGATGATATTAAATGTGAATTTTTTATGAATGATGATACATATGTTGACAATTTAAAATTAAAAAATTCAAAATTAAAATTGAGTATTATAGGTGGAGATTGTCGTGCAGTAAATACCAATATTGACATGACAATGATAGGTAATATTACAGATAAAAATTTAATTGATTTTCAATTTTCTCTTGATAAGAATTCTTTCACTAAAATAAAAAAAATTGGAGATATAGATAATGAAAATGATATTTTAACATTGAATATTATAGATAATAGACTTACTATTGGTGAAAATGGATGGGATCTTGAAATATGTGAACTTGATCATGATGAATTAAATATAACATTTCCTAAAAAATATTTCAAATCTATAACTTTTACTGAGGATTCAATAACAGTATATGTTTTTGATAATTTTATATTAATTGATAATAAAAATACTACATTATTAATTGCATTAGAATTAATAATATAAATAAAAAAAGAGTCAATTTAATTTGACTCTTTTTTTATTTCTTCTATTTTACATAATTTATAATCTCTTAATTCTTTAATTGATATACTATCATCACTTTTATTTATACTAGAAGTTTCACTATAATATCCATTTGATGAACCATACCAACGTATTGTAACATAACCATTTTTTGTTGCAAATTTGTAAAATGTCCAAGTACCAGATTCTGATGCATCTGGATCATTTTGTGTAGTTTCTTCTGCTTGTAATAATGGATCAAATCGTAAATCATTTAAATCACCATTTATATCCTCAATTCTAACGCATTCACAACAATCATTTTCATGATATTGATCATATATCTCGCCATTAGATAAATAAAATCTAATTAAATCATCTGTTTTAGTATTATCTCTAACTAATTCTATTTTTATTATAACTTTACCTAGTAATTCATCGTATATTCTAACTGACATATTTATTTTGGTATTTTAATATTATTATGTTCAAAAAAATATAGAAGAGCTTCAGCGTTTCCAATACAATCAAAAACAGGATTATGATTATGTTCAGTTTTTCTATGTTTTTTCCATTTGTAATATAAATTGTGTTCTGCTCCACAAAATAAATCTCCTATTCTACGACTGGACCAACCAAATGGATTACTACCTGTATATTTAATAATATACCAATTTATCCATGAAAAATCGTAACTATTGTTATCTGATATTAAAATTGGTCTTCCTTTTGAATTTTCTGAAATCCATTTAGTAAATTCTATCATTACATTTTCTGGATCATCAAAAGTTTCGTGTTCATCTCTCGAAAATCCACTAATTGCAAGGGATTCAGCATTGTAAATATTAGAAATTGGTTTTGTTTTACCATAAAATGTTTTAGTTAAACTTGGTTCAACTATTACTGCACCGAAACAAATCATTGAGTTTTCACCTAATAATGGACCATCCGATTCAACATCAACTACAATATAACTCATTTAAATCTTATTTTTAATTATTTTTTATACTATTATTATCTTTTAATAATAATTCTAATCCTGGATGTTTTTTATTTAATTTTAGTAATTCATCAAATGTTACCCATTTATAACATTCTGATTCCCAATTCAATTTTGGAGTAAATTCATCTTCTATAATAGTTAAAAAATTATGATATTCAAAAGTTTTATTTTTATTTATAAACACAAAAAGAGGTATTAAATCAACAATTATACCATTATAATTGGATTCTTCATATAATTCACATAAAACAGTAGACTCAATACTATCTTCATCTTCAACTTTACCTCCCCATAATCCATATGTATGAGGTTCATTAACATATTTAGATCTATAATTTAATAAAAATCTTTTGGTTTTTTTGGATAATACTATAGCGCCTGCTCCATAATTTCCCGATTATAAAATCTTACTCAAACTTACTTATAAGTTTTTATTTGGTTAAAATCTTACTGATTCGCTCCTTTTTTACGAGGTCTTGGTTGGATCGGTTTTTAATTCTTCCAACCGTTTGGTTAAGAT